ATCTTCAGTAGCAATTGGTTTAGGTGCTGGACAAACTAACCAACTTTCAAATTCAGTGGCAATTGGTTCATTTGCTGGTTATACTGGTCAATATAATGACTCAGTAGCAATTGGTCCAAATGCTGGATGTAATAAACAATGCAATGGATGTGTTGCAATTGGTCCAAATGCTGGATGTAATAAACAACAAACTAATGCAATAGCAATTGGTGCATCTACAGGAGAAACTAATCAAGGCTCAAACACTGTAGCAATTGGTCTTTTTTCTGGTTATACTGGTCAATCTAATGATTCAGTAGCTATTGGTACAAATGCTGGAAATAGAAGACAAGGAACTGGATCAATAGCAATTGGTACAGAAGCTGGTTATGGTAGTCAAGGAACATATTCAGTAGCAATTGGTCAAAACGCTGGGTACTTTAATCAATGTAATAATTCAGTAGCAATTGGTCAAGATGCTGGGCGCATTGAACAAGGACAATCTTCACTAGCAATTGGGTTTCAAGCTGGATATATTGATCAACAAATTAGATCAATTGCAATTGGTTCTAATGCTGGATATGATACTCAAGGAACTGGATCAATAGCAATTGGTAATAATGCTGGACAAAGTAATCAAGCCGCTTATTCAATTATTATAAATGCAACTAATTCAAATTTAAACACACTTGGAGCAACCAGTGGTTTTTTTGTAAAACCTCTAAGAAATATACCTGCTGGAGGACTAAGTACAGTGTACTATGATATAGCATCAGGTGAAATTTCTTATACAGCAAATGTTATGCAGGGAATGCCTTTTAATTCTATTTACGGAAATACAACTACGGTTCAAACTGGAACACGGGCTTTGTGGTATACGGCTATTACCCCTTATGCTACGACTATTAATGGTATAATGATGTATGTAGACGCAGGCGGAAGTGATACTTGTCATTTTGGAATTTATAGAGGCTATCTGAAACTTGGTGTGGGGATAAATCCGGGTCTTAATATGACACTTGTAGGTCAATCAGCATCGTCAACTATACTAACAACCGGTTTACCTTACAACCGAGTTCCTATAGTTGCTGTGTCTGGGCAAAATCTAAACTTTACAGCAGGGTCATATCTTACAATAGCGTTTCACACAAGCGGTATTGCTAATACATTTCTAAGTAGTCCTACTGGCTTTTCTTCCAATGGTTTGTGTTTTACAACAATCAGCAACTATGCTACCACATCATTTCCAGCGACAATAACTAATAGTTCTATATCTGGTGCTTCAACTCAACGAATATGTTTTGATTTGTATTAATTTATTAACTTGCCTATATATAAAAATGAATGGGATTAGCATTGAACCTATTGCTAATCCCATTCATCTCATCGGAATTCAAAATCTGAATGGAAGTCTTGTTGCTTGACAGTTAATCTATCGGCTGTAAAATATTTTATTCAGGTAGCCATCCTCGCTTCTTTGATAGCATACAGCGCCACGATGCTTATTGTTGATGGACGATGTGAATCGCAAAGGAATTATGGAAGTCTATTAACGGTCTGTTTTTGGACTTTTCTCCCAGCACCAAAGATTGACGAGTTAAAGAATTTTAATTTAAATTAAATTAAAATTTATATCGACAGGTGAATATATGGTTATTGGCTTTAGTTCAAACGGGGCTAACGTTTGCTGGACATCTACTAATACAATATATGCAAATTATGATTTGGCTTTTAATTCCACCGCAAACTATGTAACAACCCGGTTTTACAGCATCATTAGCAACGGGAACGCAATCCAGCACGTTGTGACAAGCAAGTTATGTATAGAGTTGTATTAACTACGTCAGAATTAGTTTAATTTGTTATTAAATATCTTGCCTATAAAAATGAATAGCATTTCTGTTGAACCAGTTGAACAAATTTGTCCTCTATCATCGGCATCTCAAATGAATAATCCTAAGCCGTGAAATGCGATAGGAAGCACAAGTGCTCATGCAAATACAATAAATATGTTTGCTTAAATTTTTTCAGTTCTAATAACATCACAACGTAAGAAATTGTTTATTAACAGAATCCGTAAGAAATAAGTATATTATTCATAATGTATTAAAAAAATTTTATTTATCTTTATAAAGTATAAATAAAATGTTCAATTCTAAAACTTTTATAACTTTAATTGGATTGGCAGTTGTATTATTTGCACTTTCTAGTCAATCTATCAGTAATGCTATAAGTGAGCCTTTTCTTAATTTTCCTAGAGCTGCTATAGCAAGCCCCGAGCAAATTACAAGGTCAGGGTGTGGAAATAAAATTACTTCAACTTCAACACCCATTAATTATGTTGCCGGAATGAACAGATTTATTTCACATCCATCATATCAAGCTGTAATAGCTCCTAGAATAATGCCTGGTAGTTATGGCGCAAACATAAACTATAATCTACCGTCACAAAATAATCTAGCAGTAGATAACCAAAATCCTTTAGCATTTGGTAATATGGCTAAATGTAATTATACAAAAGAAAATTTTCAACAAAATAATAAGTCTGGTAAAAAAACAAATTACGATGAAGCAATAGGAGATGTTTATAAAAATGATCAATTTGAAGACTTATCACCTAACGGTATTATTGGCGGTACTGATATGACAAATATTAACGCACTTGGTTGTGAACAACAGACATATAATTATGATCGTCTTGTTTTCTCTACAGCTAAAAGCCGTCTTACAGCTCAAGGTGACCCTATTAGAGGTGATTTACCAATTATTCCAAATGCTTGTGGATGGTTTAGTCCTTCTGTAAATCCAGCTCGTGATTTGGCAACAGGAGCAATGAATGTCATGGGTGGTAACAATAATGAAACAGCTAATAAACTTGCTCAATTACGCGCTGTTGGTGCTGATTTTGCAGCAACTCCTACTGGAGGTGTTGCCCAATCGTATAATATGATTTCTCAAGCTGCTGCCAATAATATAAGTAGATCGTATATGACGGGACTGTCACAGCAGGGTGCTACTGTAGACGTAAGTAATCAATATCAATCTCCTATGCGACAAGCAACCTCATTTCCATAAATGTTTATAAACAATTTAAATTTTTAATTAAAAATTTAAATTTTAAATTTATTTAGTAGATGTTCCTAAATCATCTGACTGTGTTACATTACAACCCAATAATCGCAAAGCATTATATACATCATCTGCCATAAGCGTTTTTGTTTGATGTTCGGAATTAACTACAAGAGCTACACTAATTACTTTATCTAATCTATAATATATATCTTGACGAATATAATTAAAACAGTCGTCAGAAATACTTTTTACACCTGCTTGACGTGCTAAACGGGTAATTGATGGTTTAGTTATGTCTTCCATTTATAGAATAATGTATTGTTTTTAAGTATAAATTTAATTATATTTAAAGTTTGAATTATCATTAAACAAAATGGAAGGAAATACGATTGAAAAATCAAATACGATTGAAAAATCAAATACGATTGAAAAATCAAATACGATTGAAAAATCAAATACGATTGAAAAATCAAATACGATTGAAAAATCAAATACGATTGAAAAATCAAATACTAAAAAGAAAAAAAATCATTTTTTTGAACTATACATATGTAAATTATTAAAACAAATTTCGGATAAAAATGGAATAAATTCAAATGCAAAACAACAACTAAATAGTGCTATATGCATTATATCATCTTATATTTCTAATGTTATATTTAAACTTACAGAAATAGCAAAGAAAAAAACTATATCTATTAAAGAAGTTGTAAATGCTGTTAAAGTTATTTTTTCAGGTAATTTAGCAGATAATTCTATACGGGAAGGATATAAGTCTATTGAAAACTTTACAAATAAAAAGTTGTCTAAAGGAAGCAGTCGTCAAGGAAAGGCTGGTATTATATTTTCACCTTCTATTGTTGAAAAATTTTTAAGAAATTTTGGTTATTCTAAAGTTATGATAACTAGTTCATCACCTGTGTTTTTAGCAACTATTTTAGAATATTTTGTATCTGAATTATTGATTTCAGCTATAAAATTTGCAAATACTAATAAGAGAATTCGGATAACAATTAGAGATCTAGAACTAAGCGTTAGAAATAATAAAGAATTATCTGAAGTTTTTAATAAAATTAACATTTCTTTTATAGGAGGAGGTGTTATACCATACATACATTCATCTCTTATAGCAACAAAACAACGTAAAAAGAAAGTTTTGGAAACTGCTAAAAAAACACGTAGATTTCGATACGGAACTGTAGCTATTAGAGATATTAAAAAATTACAAAAAACTAGTGATTGTTTAACATTTGCTAAATTTCCTTTTGAAAGATTAGTAAGAAATATTGTTAATAAAACTAATGATGGTATGAAAATTTCTAAAGATGTTTTTATTATTTTGCAATATCATATTGAACAATATATGATTGAATTTTTAAGAAATTCAAATCTAGCTGCAATTCATGCAGGTAGAGTTAAATTAATGCCTAGTGACTTACAATTTATTCGAACCATTAATGGAATATTAAATACAAAAGAAGAATGTACAAAAGAAGAATGTACAAAAGAAGAATGTACAAAAGTTGATTTAAAAGAACGGTAAATTTAAGTAAGTTAAAATGTCAAAACACGAAAATGATCAAGCATTGGTTAACAATTCCTATTTTAGAGAGGAAGAAAAATATGTCGTATTAATGGAAACTAGTGGAGAAGAATGCGAAAGTTGGTTGTATTGTATAAAATATAATGGTAATGAAAAAAATTTAGAACATCTTCAACAACAGCTTGAATCAGTAGATTGGTATATAATGGAAGATTTAAGCACCTTTGATTTAGACATGGAACATTTTATTTGTGAAAAAACAGCTAAACAACTAACTAAACTTGAATTAAATCATCATTCTTTTCATAGAAAATTTGATGGTGTGTTGAATAAAATTGACTTGAATTTAAAAACTAAAGATAAAAATGAGAAAAAAATGGGAAAAGTTTTTGATAAACTTGGTTATGGTCAAATAGAAGATTATATCGATGGAGAAGATATTGATGTAGAAGATTTAACAGATAATCATTCTTCTGATGACGATAAAAGCGATAAAAGCGATCAAAGTGATCAAAGTAATAAAAGTGATCAAAGTAATAAAAGTGATCAAAGTGATAAAAATAATAAACAAAGCGAACAAAGTGATCAAAATAATAAACACAAAAATAAACAAAGTGATAAACAAAAAAATAAACAAAGTGATAAACAAAAAAATAAACAAAGTGATAAACAAAAAAATAAACAAAGTGATATAAGATCATCTAAATTAGATGAGAATAGTATACCTTCTATGTTGATGTCAAAAAATCTATCTAAATTTTCTAAAAAAACTAGTTAATTGATATTTTAATAATAAATTAAATGAATTTATTATTTATTATTTAGCACTGTTTGTTATAAGTTAGACTCGCTTTATTTTTATCTAAATTTTTGACATGATTCTTAATAAGCCATATTAAACTAAATAATTTTTTAAATAGTATAGTTTAATATAAATGAGTCATATTAATTTAGATCAAATAATACCTTACTGTATCTATCATTATATTGATATGAATACAAATACATATCATGGTTATATAGGAGAACCATCTATAGTTAACAAAAATGGTAATATAATATATAAATGTTTAAATAATACTAACGGAAATGGGTATGATGATAGATGGGTATTATATGGATCATTTTTTGTAGTATCACCTATGGTAAGACCTATTCCAAGAGGATTAAAATTAATAAATGCTAATAAAGCAGGAAAATACCCGTATAACACAGAATCTGTAAAATATTCATATGATGCATTTAATGTTGAACCAAATTCTGTTAGTTTTTTAACGTGGACTAAACCAGTACAAGGAACAGTTCCTTTATATATACATATCACACCAAGTGGAGGAGTTTATCCAAGTTTTGATAAAACTCCTCCGCAAACGGAAGGATGGACTAAAGATATTATTTCTCCTATTTATGTTTTAGTAGATCCAAATAACTATGTAGGAGAATCAGCTAATTTATTTCAATATGAAAGAGATAAAAATGACATAATTCAATTTAAATTTAAACAAAATCAAGGAAGATGCGTACCAGATCCAACAGGAATATCTATAAATCAATGTTTTTTATTAACAGATGAAATGGATGAATTACTTTCAGATGTTCACCCTAAAAGTTTATTACAAATGGTAAAAAAAGAACAAAAAGAACAAAGTATTGAAAGTTTTTTTAAAACTTTCTCTCCTATAATAATATCTATAACTATACTATTTTTTGTTTTATCATTAATAATCTGTATTGTTATTTTATTAAACAACAAGAGTTAACTATAATTTATTTAGTTAATTTATTAAAAGACATATAATGAATCTGTAATTTGTTTTAATTTAATATACTTTTATTTAAATCCAGCAGTATTGGAATTTTTTGTGTTTTCCAATAATAACCAACTGTTTTGTTTAAAATGTTTAAGTACTGATAAATGAGACGTTTAATTTTCTAATAAAGATTTTAGGATTAAGTACACAGTAAAATTTAAAATTGATTATTAATTTTTTAAAAATTAATAATAATAATCAGTATGATTTCAAATAAACAAACTATTACAAAAGTTAATGAACCACCTAAACCGTGGTCTATTTCTACGTTTGAACAAGAACGTCCTGATTTAACTCAGTTTGTACGAGTTAAGATGTTACAGTTGATTGATAGCAAAATATGTAGATGTATAGTGGTTAGGGCGCCTGTAAAGAGTGGAAAACGAGAGATTGTTGAATATACTGCAATGAGAGATCTTGAGGCTGAAAACCCTAAAAGAGTTCACGCTTTTATTTCAGCTTGGCATAGAACTGCTGATGAAGATCAACGTAATGAACTAAAGATTCATAATATGGAAGTGTTCTCAATAACATCAACAAAAGCGGTAAGTCAATTTCATAATTGGCTCGAAAAGAATAAAAAAAAAAATATTATATTACATTTTGACGAGTGTGATTATGGATCGGGAGAGAAACAAACTCTCAGCAAAGTTTGGGCTTCTGTACGCAATAGTCAAAATATCATCAAGATTCTGTATAGTGCTACACCTGAAGAGGTGCTATATTCAGAAGAGGTTGAAACTGAAGAATATCATTGTTTGAATGAAGATATAAATGAAGGAGAGCATGTTAATTACACTCCTCCTGATGGCTATTGTGGACCTGCTAGATTTCTAAAAGAAAAATTAGTTCACGAAGCAATCCCATTTTTTTACAAAAATGAGCATAATTTTGTTTTATCTGAACAAGGATCTAATATTGTGAAAGATTTGAAAAAAAGTCTGGAAACTGATCCAACTCGTAACATTATTGTGCTACGCTTGTCATGTTCTGATAAAGGTAATAAGAAAGATAACAAATCAATCTATCAGTTTTTGAAAAATATTGACTGTTTCCCAGAACTTGATGATTTCAGTATTATCGTTGATAAATCGGAAAATATGGATGGTATTAAAAATCAGAAAATTGTCATGGAAAAAATTCAATGGTCAAATCCATTCTACTGGAAACAGAAATCTTTTCATCCAACTTTGGTTATAATAGATCAGACGTCGTCAAGATCTACAGAATGGGCATGTCATAATCGTGTAAATGCAACACATGACTTTCGTCATAAAGTACAGTACGGCACTGTATCTCAAGCACAAGAGCGAGTAAATCACTATGAGAAGAGGTACGGAGGATTTCAACATATACATGTGTATGGTCATACCCGAACATTTCAATTATCTGCTCGTTCCATTACGTACCAAGAATTTATAATAAATCCTTGGAAAAAGAAGAAAATAGAAATAGAAAATGTTAAAAAGTATCTTATATTATCGACAGCCAATGATACTCTTCATCCTCGTTGCCCTGAAAAAGGAATGGAAATAGTAGATGCAGAACGTTTATTGCAAACACTAGGATGTGCAGACATGTCTATCTCTTCGCGAATCAAAGGCGCAGTTCGCTCGGTAGGATTATTTAAAACTGACTGGCAAAAAACAAATATGGAAGAATGGGATAACTTTTGGGCTAAATATAGTAGAAATCCAGACAACCAAATGACTACATCTACAAAAACAAAAAATCCATTTAAAACAGCTCAACTGTTTAAAATTGGCGAAGAATGGAAAGGTTATCATAGAGGATGGAAAGTTCTTGACTATGATAGAGATATTGTGCCAGCACCTGGATGGGGTACTAATCCAAATGGTGGATCTAACCGTATAAAAGTGTGCTACAGAGGTGGAGTATTAGGAGTAGCAATCGTGAGATATGTTGGTACGGGATTAATGAATACTCTCAAAACTACTAACTCTATGTATAAAGGAAAGTAAGGTAACCTCATTCATTATGTAATAAACCATATTTAATAAGCAACTAATTCTGTTATTGGAGGTAGTGTATTATTATCTTTAAAATTTAGAGTACCATATAAATGATACCCCATTTTTAATCATCTAAAATTTAATACTATAATTTACCTTCTATTTTGAGTTTAGTAATAAGATAGTTTTCTATATTACTAATATCTATTGTATTAGGTACTTCTATTAAAGTAATTTTATTATCTTTACACATTCGTCTTTTCATATCATCTCTGTATTTTTGATTTAAAAATGCTTCTTTATTTTTATGAAAATAAGGTACAAATTTATAATGTTGAATTCCATTGTATTCAACTGCTAAACTCAAGTTATGATCATAACAATCTAATTCTAAATTAAAATTTCCACCAGTTACCGGATTTCTTAAAAAATCAGGACGGCATTTATTAAATGGTTTGTTAAATAATTTTTTCAATACACGCCTACATTCAATCTCTCCTTTACTTTCTTTTGGAGGACCATTTTTACGTATTTGTTGCCCGGTGTTTTTATCATTATACATATAAGATGCTGACCATGTTCCTTTTTTACCTAGTCTAAATAAAGACATAAATAAAATAAGAACAATACTAAATATAAATAATATAAGAAATCCATGACAGTTCCATATTTTTTTACATTTGTCAAACGTATTAAACTTATCAAACATTTATATTTTGTAAATGTTTGAAAAAAAAATTATAACCTATTAAATCTTTTTTATTTTATATTATTTGTATCAATTTTTCCTCTACAAATAGGGCATTCAGACTTATACATAACCCATTCATCTATACATTCAGTATGCAAAACATGACTACATGTTAAAAATGTTACATTCTCATCAATTTCAAATTCAGATGTACATATTGCACATTTTTCTTGTACTAAATTAGTAGTAGCTTTTTTACTTTTAATATTCAACTTAATATTAGGTTTTTTTTCTTGTGTTTTATAATGATTTAAACTTTCTTCCATTGCTATATGCATAATACGATCTTCCATTATACGATCATGTTCTTCATACATAAAAATTCCCATATAATTTCTATTTTCTTCATAGTGTTCATATTCTTCATATTCATCGTTCTCTTCATCATGCTCTTCATCGTTCTCTTCAATATTTCTTTCTTCTTCATGCCCTTCTAAAATTCTGTCATACATATTTTCTAAATACGAATCAATTGTATTATCAATAATTCTATTCATATTATTAAATAATCTAACTTCATTATTTATAGAATTGTTTTCAATTTCATTACCAGTATACCTGTAGATATTTAATATTAAATCCAAAGGATTATTATGTGACATTTATTTAATTATATTATAATTAAATAATTAAATCAATTTAATGATTAAAACATTGGATTATGATTCCATCCTCATGGTATACCTTTATTTTCATAAAGGGTTAGACTGTATCTTAAGCTAACTCGTGTTGATTAGACACTCATTGTTAACCGATGCCCGTGCGGTCGTTGAGGGAATACCGTGTCCTATCTAATCGGATTTAGGTATTTTACCCGCGGATTACCCAATCTTTGACGTTATTACGATGCCCGAGGTCATTACCCTGGGTTATACATTTTTTTTCAAAAATGAGGTCGTAGTCAAAGCTTAAGGGAGTTCCCGTCATTGTAAGACATCTTGCCATATAACATAACATAGTTATACGACTAGGTGGTAACACTGTTTATCCTCATTAAAAAGAGGCAGCCACCTGTTAGAACCAGAATGTTTAGTTCTTCAAAACAACTTTTTGCAACATCATCGTGAAATGATTTTCTATCTATAGTTTTTAACATTGTAAAATCTTCTTTTTTACATATATGTTTGTATCTTATTAACAACTGATATAATACATATTGTGTATTTATAAAATTCTTTCTATCAAACCCAGCTTTGTTTTTGAATTTTTTATCATATAAGTCTGCTAATATATCAAAATCATTTAATAAACTATCCTGTAAGTGTGAAATATCATCTGGTTTTTTACAAGTCAGTTGATAATGAATTAAATTAACATTTTCATAATGTTTAGTATATTCCAATTCTTTAAGAAAAATATGTATATGTTCTTTTGTTATATTTTTAAAACGAACTTCCTTTTCAGTATTCTCGTCTCCAACTAATAAATGATGTTTTTGTAATTGATCTATTAATTTAATATATACTTGAGGATCAATACTACTATTTTGTTTTCCTTGATATTGATTTATACAATCACGAAAGTGAATTTTACGATCATATGTATATTTAGCAGAAATATTAATACGATCAGTATCTTTGTAATTAGAAGTATGTAAGAAAATTTCTTGCTGTGATCCGCATACTAAACAAATGTATATACTTTCATCTAATATATCAAAACTTTTTTTATTTACACAATTGTTACAAATAATATTTGAATTTTTTGTTGGAATTTCTATATTTACATCTGAATATTTTTGAGCTATATATAAATATTTAGATATAACATCATTTTTTTCTTTATTGTCTATATTTGAACGCCCTATAAATGTTAATTTTACTGGTGTTTGCAAAATTTGTTTATATTTTTCTAACAAATGAGTTGTATCTGCTAAATAAAAATTTATATTGTTTATATTTTTAATTTTTTCAAATAAGTGCGCTATATTTTTTTCTATAACCTTAATTAATCGAAACTGTAAATTAGGCATTTTTAAAGTTTTTTTTAAATCCAATAGTTTTTCTTGATATTCAACCAGTTTTTCTGATTCTTCTTTAAATGTTTGTTTAATTTTCATATCTATAGATAATATATCTATCTGAGACATATATTTCTATTATTTATTGTACCTTTTAAGTATTCATTAAATAATGTTTTATATAGATAAAATAAACATTTATAATACTTAAGAATTTACTATCATTGCAAAACATAATTTACTATGTATTTATATTTCTATTATATTAATTAGAGTTCTAGGATTGAATTTTTAGTTAAAAAACATTAAATTTATGTTATTCAATACATCTAATACTATAATTTTTAAATATACAAAAAATAGAATATATTTAATAATAAACAAAAAAAAATTTTCTTGTCTAATATAAAACTATGGCTTCTATTTGTACATCAAACGTAACATCTGGATTTATTGATCTTGCTACATTCGATGAACTTGAAAAATACATGTATGGCGGTCCTGACGCAACTGCTTATTTCGTCCGAGAAACAAGAAAAGCTACTTGGTTCACTCAAGTACCCGTTGTTCTTTCCCGTGCTAGCGGGACTCCTGCTTTTGACACCGAATGGTCTGTGAGCATTTCCCGAGCTGGTGATTATTTGTTAGCTACTTGGCTTCGTTTAACTACTCCAAAAATTACTCTTAATTATAATCAATCCTCTACAACTGCTTATGCTGTTCGATGGACTAGAAATTTTATGCATAGTATTATACGTGAAGCATGTATTACATTTAACGATTTAGTTGCTGCTAGATTTGATTGTTGGCATCTAGATTTTTGGTCAGCTTTTACTGTTCCTGCAAGCAAACGAAATGCTTATAATAATATGATTGGTAATGTTCCAGATATGACTGATCCTCAAATTCAAGCTGTCGGGCAAACTACTACAGGAGCATGTATAAAATCAGCTGTCCTCAATCTTCCTTTACCATTCTTTTATGCTCGTGACAGTGGAGTTGCTCTTCCTACAGCTGCTCTTCCATATAACGATATGCGTCTTAACTTTTCGTTTCGAAGATGGGATGAGTTATTGATCGTAGATAGCTTCGATGTTGCTGAAGGGGCATACACGTACACTGGAAGTAGTTGTGCAGCTGAAGGAACTGGTGGCAATCAAATTAGCGGTGGTGCACCTATGCTAAAAGACGTTCAAGTATGGGCTAACTATGCTATAGTTTCAAACGATGAACGTAAAAGAATGGCTTGCGCTCCTCGTGATATTCTAATTGAACAGGTTCAAACTGCTCCTCGTCAGTCATTTCTTCCATCTACCATGCCAAGATATGATATCAGATTTTCTCATGCTATTAAAGTACTATTTTTCAGTGCTCGTAATACCACATATGGCTGCAGTTGGTCTAATTATACAGCTGGACAGCCACTTATAGCGTGTGAAATACCTGCTGGTGAAACTCAGCCTGTTTGCTCCGTTGACTATAGTTCTGGATCTATGGTTGATCCTATTTCAACTACTTCTCTTATTTATGAGAACACCAATCGTCTTTCATCGATGGGATCTGATTATTTCAGTCTTGTTAATCCTTGGTACAGTGCACCTGCTATACCTCTAGATACTGGGTTTCATCTTTATTCATATTCTCTTGACTTTATTTCTCTTGATCCTATGGGATCTACTAATTACGGCAAACTTACAAATGTAAGTATTGTACCTGAATCTTCTCAAGAAGCTAAGAACTATGGCGTAAATCCTTTGGATCCAGCATACGTTGCTGCGTATAAGAAGGAAGGAGTTTATACAACTCAAAAGTGGGAGTTTATTGTTACAGCTGTTAACAATAACATTGTTCGTATTTCTGGAGGAGCTCTCGGTTTCCCTGTGTTATAAACGGAATTTTAGAGGTGCTATTGGTTATTTTTCAAATTTTAAAATATTTAATAATATTTTAAAATAAAACATTTATTTTTAAACATTGATAAGTTTTTTACCAAAAAATAGGAATATTCATGATATATCATGATACATTGTTGTATAAATTGAACTAAAAAGACAAGATATTAATTCTTCTTCGTCTAAAGGAAGATTTAATAACCAATTACGGACATCACTTCGTTTTCTAATTATAGGCAAAATATCTAGTAGTATTTCATTCAGTTCAAGAGTTTTTACTATAATATCAGGTATTGAATTAATAAAGACGGAATGACAACCAGAAATATAATAATTAATAAAATTTATTTTTGTAGGGCTTTTTTTAATATATTTATACCAATGTTCAATAATATTTACAGCAATTTTTTGTTTGTTTTTAATTTCATTGCTCCAGTATTTGCAAACTGTTGAATAATTACTATGTGGCAAAAATAAAATAATAATAGATTGAATTTCTGGCGGAAGATGAACCATTTACATTAAAATTTGTATATTAATATTGTTTTTCAATTTATAATTTTATATATAAAGACTGTTTTTTTATTATAAATGAGTTCAAGAGGTAAAATTGTTCTAACAAAACATAAAATTTTAAAACAAATATGGCATCCAGAATCAGCTTTAGTGTTTAAGTCAGCAACTGAAAAATTAGTAATTGGTAGATGTGAAAATGATAAACTTATACCATTAGATGATGTATCACTTGATTTATGTAATAAATGGAAATTTAAATATGATAATAGTCTTGTAGATGAAGTTTCTGATGAATCTGAAGAAGACTTAAATCATGATTCTAAAGAGAAAAATGATGATGAAGACAACGAGGATGAAGATGATGAAGACAACGATGCGAAGGAGAAGGAGAAGGAGAAGGAGAAGGAGAAGGAGAAGGAGAAGGAGAAGGAGAAGGAGAATACATCAGATGATTTTACTCAATTATTTTGTAATAATATTAATGAATTAATGCATTCTTTCCAAAATGCTTATTCTAGTTATGAAGCAGAGCAAAATAAAAAATATGAAGATTTAGCAGAGTATAACAATAAAGTTTTAGCTCAGTTAGAAGAAACAAAAATAGAGTTAGAAGAAACAAAAATAGAGTTAGAAGAAACAAAAACAAAACTTGTAAATGTACGAAAAATTATAGGAAGTTTATAAAATTTCTTAATGAGTTTTAAATAATTTTATTTAAAACTTTAATCTGAATACTCTCTTTGTTTTGTATCTTCTTTACGACTTTGTCTTCTTACAGTAAGTAATCCACTTTCTTTTAATTGTCGTGTATGTTCCTTTATTAATTTATTTTGCTGTTTAACAATTAACTTGACTATTTTAGTTTTTAACTCTACATGTGCTTTTTGAATCATTTCATCAATTTGTTTTTCAAATTCAGTATCCATTTTCTTATGAAATTTATTTCTTTAAGTATTGTAAATTATAATTAATATGTAGAATTATTATAAATGAATACAAACGATTCTGTTAATAAAAAATCTACTAATTATTTTTTAATAGGATTTGGTATATTAATATCTATATTAATAATAATAACAATAATTTGGCTTGTTATTACTACAGTAAAGTGTAATGATAAGTGTAACACTAATGGAGATTGTTCGTTATTAACAGGTAAGTGCAATTGTAAAAAAGGATACAAAGGAGATAGATGTAAAGATGACACTAAAGACAAGCCTAAAGAGGAGATTAAAGACAAGCCTAAAGAGGAGACTAAAGACAAGCCTAAAGAGGAGACTAAAGACAAGCCTAAAGAGGAGACTAAAGACAAGCCTAAAGATGAGACTAAAGATAAATGTAGTGACCAATGTAATTATAGCGGTATTTGTAATCAAGACACAGGAGAATGTAAATGTTTTGATGGAAGTTATGGTGATAGATGTGATAGTTTCCGTGCTTGCAAGCCTGGTTCTTTTGGGACGTATTGTGAGTATACGTGTCTTAATGGTGGAAAATATAATACAACAACTAACAAATGTGACTGTATTAATGGTTATGTTGGTACTTATTGTAACATAATTTGTAAAAATGGTGGAAAATATAATACAACAACTAACAAATGTGACTGTATTAATGGTTATTTTGGTGACTATTGTAATTACTATAAGAAAGATGATCCAGAGTGTCGTAATGGCGGAAAATATAATACAAAAGAAAAAAGATGTGACTGTACTGTTGATTATTTTGGTGAATATTGTGATTACAAATATAACAAAAAACCTGGTCCAGATCCCATAATTTCAGATCCAGATCCAGATCCCATAATTATATACCATAGATGAGCCCGAGCTTAACAGCTATTATGCAGTTCTCATATGATATGTTGTTGTACACAAGTATGGTTGATAAAAACTCTAAGAAAAAATTAAGATAAATGAATTTTGATCAGTTAAAACAGCATAAAATACTATTAAACTTGCTGATATTGAAAAAAAATATATTTGAATTATTATTATTATTATATGATATTAAACCTGCTAAAAATGAAATAAATGTCTGGGACAATTTAAATGAACCTCCTCCATTTAAAAATGGGTTTTGCATATTAAATTGGTATACAAGTCGCGATGGCAAAACTCCAAATAGAAATACTCACATCATTATAGTTAAGTAAAAATTGAATTGTTTCTTCTATTTACAATATATTAATAAAATGATGCTTTACATTGTTTATTCGTATAAATATAGTTCTTATATGCCAGCAAAATATATAGAAGGTATTTACAACTCTAAAGAAGATGCTGTAAAAAGACAACATGTAATTTGCGGAGAATATTTAACTGAAGGAGTTAACGGAAGTTTAAACGGTAATGGGCGTGTTACTTTTATAAACATAGTACCTCACGGAGATTGTCATATTGAAATGTTTACTACATAACCTCCTTAAACTTATAACATAAGTTATTTTTTCATTTTAGTAAAATATTAAGATTTATTATCTTAATATTTTTAATAACTGTTACTTCAAAACATTTTGTTTTTATACTATGCAAATAATAAATAAATGGTCAGTTAATTTAGTATAACTTATTTACATAAGATAAATCGTACTTATTTTGTTTTTAAATATATTATATTATTATAAATGAAAATATCTAAAAAAACTAAAACTATTATTGTATTAGGTATCATATTCATATTATTAATAGCAGTGTCATTGTTAATATATTTTAGTATAACGATTAAACCAGATATTAAACCAAATACTGATTCCAATACTGAACCGGTAATCGATTCCAATACTGAACCACCAGATACTGAACAGGTAATTGATTCAAATACTGAACCAGATACTGAACAGGTAATTGATTCAAATACTGAACCAGATACTGAACAGGTAATTGATTCAAATACTGAACCAGAACTTAATATAAAAATACAAGATCAACCATCAAGTACTATTCAAATAATTAATGATACTAATGAACAATATTTACATGTATTTTTACAATTAAATATTGTTCAATCAAAAAATGATCAATGGAAATATGTAAGTGGGAAAGGAGTAATTAATAACGCAGTTGATTGGGGTTTGGAAGGAGGAAAATTTTCATGGAATCCACTAGGTGCTAAATTAGCAAGTGAAGCAATTATACCTAAAAATGAATACATATTATTAACATTGCCTAATAGTCCTCCTGCATTTGTTATAATGGCTATTAAAATGAATACAGATGACAATAAACCATTGGTATTAAATGATGGTAAACAAAGATGTGGTAATACTATATGTAAAGTTATAGATCAAGCATCAATATTAATAGAAGGAGGTAAAGATATGGTATCTGATTCAAGTGCTGTAGATGGTATAAATTTTAAAGTTAAATATGAATTAACTACTAAAAATGGAGTAGAAATATCTGAAATACATGAAAATCCATGTTCAGGTTTACAAAAAAAATATTTATTACCTATAGGATGTCATAATCCTGCAAAAATTGATTGTCCTGGTAAAGATACATGTCAATGCTGTCCAGCTACTCAGAAGTGTATGTTTACGGATTGTTCTAAACTTTTATTTAATGTACCTTCTAACTCTCAATATATAAATAATTTTGATTACGGAAATCCAAGTAAATGCGAAGAATCAGATAAAAAAGTTTCTTATCCTATTCATCCTCCTGTAAAAGGATTTATTAATGATGCTGGAAATCTTAGAAATAATGATCTTAAAAAATTTTGTAACACTATGCATAAAAATTCAGGAAATTTTACAACTTATTGCTATGATTATAATGATACAACTTCATCTCCGACTTTAACATCTCCATATAAAATAAAACTTACTTTTAAAGATTTAGATTCACCAGATAATATTTCTCAACCCATTCAACCCATTCAACCCGTTCAACCCGTTCAACCCGTTCAACCCATTCAACCCGTTCAACCCATTCAACCCATTCAACCCATTCAACCCGTTCAACCCGAACTTATTAAAAATGTACCAACATGTAAAAGTCTTTGTGATTTAACTAACAAAACTAATTGTTATTGTAACAACAATAATCAATGTTGGGATCCTTTAAATAAAGTATGTTCAGCAAACAAACAGCAAAATTGTAAAAATGAATTTACATGGTGTAATGGAAATGCTTAATTATAAAAAATTATAATGATATATATAAATGATTTATTTAATAAAATATTTATATGAAGATTTGTATTATTGTACCAATGATACAAATGAATATAATGATATAATGTACAAACATAACGTTATTCCTGGAACAGCAATTTTATTAGATATAACAGATGTTAGTGAAATAAAAGATAGAGATAAGTGTGACGGTATAATAGACACTGGATACAAAGAAGGTAGTGTGTCCAGTTTTCAACGACGTTATGAAAACATAAATGAATTTACTGTATATGAAACTGAGGATACTTTTTACGTAAATTTTAATAATAATGAAACTATTAAATTAAGCGGTCTTATAACATGTATCGGTGTATATATAAAAAGTAAAGAAGGAGGATTAATAGGGTTTCACTATGTAGATGAGACATTAGATGAAAACAAAATACCTCAAGCACTTTCATTAATGAAAATGAATAATATGACAACTGAAAACTCTACTTTATTATTATATTACGTACCAAATAAGAGAACTGATGTACATGAAAAACAAATTAAAACAATAAATTTTATTAAAGAACATTTAGGCTTTGAAACAAACGAACTTATATCAGGGAATGAATCATCAGTTATATATGGAATAACTCCTAGTACTATTAGTAGTCGTAGTTCTGTTACTTTAAATTATATGTATGATAAACCATCTGCATATAAATCAATGCAATTAAGTAAGTTAGGATTAACAAAACCTACTACAAAAAAAAATAAAGGAGCATTAATACGCTGGACAAAAGAAAAATGGATTAATCTTAATGCATTAAAAGATAAAAATATTATATTACCATGCGGTAGTAAATACAAAGGTCAAACAGAACCAACAGTTTGTAGACCAAGTAAAAAAATAAGTGAAAAGACTCCGAAACCTTTAGCAAAAAATCTAACATCAAAACAGATACAAAAAGCAATTAAAATAAAGAAAAAAGGAAAAAGAATAAGTTGGAAAGATTTATAAGTAGTTTAATTATATGTTAAAATTAACATATAATTTTTTTAATTCAAAAGTTATAAATAGCTATTATAAAAACATACTGCTTTTGGATGAGTAATAATTTTATTAAAATCTATTCCTATAATACTTAATCCTTCTAAATTTTTTACTCTTGATAAAGCAACGTATGACTGACCTGGACTAAAACAATCTGATAAATCTATTTCTGCATAATCCAGCGAACATCCTTGGGATCTATGAATTGTTAATGCATATGCAAGCTTAAGAGGTATTTGGAAAACTGTAAGTATTTTTTTATCATTTTCCTCGTGTTCCCACATATGATAATCTATAACTACTTCTCTGCCATTTAAAAACTTAACAAGAGGAAGATTATTTACAAAATTAATAACAATTCCTCTAGATCCATTAACTAACCCTCCTTCTATATCTAAATTCCACAATAACATAACCTGTGCACCAACACATAATTGAATGGTTTCAGGGGCGTTACAAAATTTTTTATACATATCAATTGCTATTTCGTTTTTTTTAGAATATTGAATATCCATATTATATTCAAAAAATTCTACATTAGTTTCGGATAGTTTATCAAGTTCGGTATCATTTAAAGAGTCAACAGATCTATTAGTTGAGTATAATTTAGTGGGTAAAATACCAAATTCATTTGTAAGTTTAAGATTTAATCTGCTTTTTAATAATTTTTTTGTTTTTTTAGATAATTTACCAATTCTGACTTCATTTAGACATTCTTGAAATTCTAAATCTTTTTGTCTCATAATTTCGGTAAGATAAACAGTATGATCAATGCATTTATTCCAGCTATTTGCTTCAAAACAAAAATTGTCTGATTTAATACATGGAAGTTGACAAAAATCACCCGAAAGAATCAATTGAATACCACCAAATGGTTCTTCATTACGTCTAACTGTACGTGCAACTTCTTCCAATTTATCAAATAATATAGGAGATAACATTGAAATTTCATCTATAACTAAAACTTCAAGGTCTTTCCATCTTTTGTATAAAAAAGACCGTGAGAATATTTTAGTACATATATTTTCAACAGACCCGTTTCCTAATCCAATTCCCAAAAATGAATGTAAAGTAGTTCCACCAAATAATAAAGCAGAAATACCAGTTGTACTAGTAATACCCATTAATTTGGTTTGTTTATATACTTTAATAAACAATTTTAATACTTGTGTTTTACCTACCCCTGCTGCTCCAGTTATAAATATGTTTTTTCCTGATGCCATTATAGAATAAGCTTCATTTTGTTTTTTAGATAATTTGACATCGTCTTTTAATTTGTCTGACATTATTTTATATTTTAAAATTTCTAATTCTATTATTCGTTTTTAAATTATTGGTTTAGTTTTTAGATATTTTTTATTCGCTTTCATTATCTGAAGAAGAAGCTCGAGGACGTTTATTAAAAACAACTATTTCTGAATGTTTATTAATAAATGTTTCTGCTATATCAACAAATGTATCAAATAATTCATCATTAAGTTTATAAGTATATTCTGGTCTTCTCCAATCATGTCCTTTTCTACGAGAACTTATTATTAGATCAGTAACATCATCTACTGTATCACTAGCGTATTCTCTAATCTGGTTTATAACTTGTATTTCTACTTCTTGTTTAATCTCTTTCATTGTTTTTCCAATTATCTCATCTCTAATAGTAGGAGGAAGATTTTTAATAAGTTCTACAAGATTATTTGAGCAAAGAGATTTAAGATCCATTTGATATTATTAGTTTCAATTTTTATAAAATTTTCAATTTTTATAAAAATTAAGACAACACTATTAACAAGATTGACATCGATCCCAATTATAACTTTGCCCTTTATAATTATAAGGTACTGTATTACAACTACAATATGGATAAAAAGTATTTTTCTTACAAGGTGTAATACATTGATATCCTCTATCTGATACTTGAGTTTTTTTTGCTTGTTCAAAATCGTTTTTTGTTTGAACATATAATGCATGTATTTCTGCTTCTACATCAGCTTCTTCTTGTTTTTTAAGTTTTATTTTAACAGATTTTTCATATATGTAGTCTACAAATTTGGATATATCAATTTTAACATTTGGAGTACCTTTTCGTATATTACTATTTACACTAAATACAATATCATCTATTAGAATTTTTTTTATTTTTTTTGATGTTTTATCATGTTTTAATACAATATCAACCATTTCTTTTATTTTTTCAATATCATATCCTCGTTCTTTGTTTCCACCAATTGGTACTTTTTCTATAAATATTTTCATACTGTTAACTAATACATCATGTGTAAACATAGTTTTTTTAATAAGAACTTTTTTATAATGTGTTAATAATAGTTTACATGTGTCTAATAAATATAAACGTTGTTTCTGATAGTTTAATTTGTCAAAATCTGATTTTTTCATAATTGTTATACCAATTTTAGTTAGTTTTTCTTGTCCTATAAACTTCATAAAACTTAATAAACGATCAGATATAATTGTTTTATTTAATAATTTATCTGCAGTTACGCAATTCATATTAATTATATATAATAATTCACCGGTTTTACCATATTTACTCCAATCAATATTTAATTTAATTATTGTCATTTATTAAATAATTTAAACTATTTAATAATTTTTTATTAATATTGATATATTTTACGTGCTTCTTCATAAGATAGTTCTTTTTTATTGTTTCTTTTATTTACTGAGTTATGAAAATCAATAGACCATTTAAATAATGAATCTCTTCCACTGCATATAATATCCAACTGTTTTTTTACATCGTCGATATAATGAGTAGCATGCACTTTACATATTTCACATGGAAGCATGGCTGGTATGCCTAATATAAACCCTTTCATACGTTCTTTTTGTATTAAAGAAGCAGATATCGGATATGTACATATACCATTATGAATAGTAAACCAAAAGGAAGGACCCCATATCGCTGGATTTGATGTATGCTCTATTTTTTCAAATTTTACTACCTGAGGGGTTTGAATAGGGGTTTGAATAGGTGTTTGAATAGGGGTTTGAACGGGGATTTGATCAGTTATTTTAAAAGACTCTTGTTTTTTGTATTCTTCGTATTCAGTAGGAACAGTTTTTTCATAAAATTGATATGCTTTACTGTATAGAGAACGCTTGCTCATTTTATAATATGTAAAGAATATTATAATTTTTCAAGTTGATAATACATTGTTTTCTTCAAAAATTAATGTATTATTAATAAAAGCTTTTTTTAACCCATCAACAGAACAATTAATATTGTTTTTAAAAAAAAACTCGTTTAATATTTGAAAATCAGGAATACCACAATATGGTATTTTTACTTCTTTTTTTTCATATTTTCTGAATAATTCTCTAACACGAATATGCTTTAATATGCTAATATCAACTTTTGTATTAATACCAACGTCTTCGATTGTTGTATATTGCTTGATAAATTTATATGCTTTTTCTGGTCCTACGCGATAAATATTTTTATTATAATCTGTGCCGCACATAATACAAAGATCTAAAAATGAATCGCTAGATAAATCAAGTTTTTCTATTACATTTTGATATTTTATTCTTATACATGTACCATCTGCTGTATTAATTTTTGATAAAAAATTTGGTGCAGCATAGGCTAAGACATCAGTATCTTCTGATAATACAGCATCTACTAGACCTCGTTTACATAAATCTGAACACATTGTTTCTGCTTCTAACGGAGCTACATAGTATGGAACATTAAGAATGTCAAATAATTGTTTGGTTAGTTGAAAATCTTCTGGTTTAATGTCTAAAATATAACTTCTCATTTTTTGTACTGCAGATCTTACAATATCCATATCTATTTTAATTTCAACTTTTTGTAAAAATCTTTTTTGAAGCATATCTTGTGTATTTTTTTTATGCAATTCTATAAGAATAGGATCTAACTCACCTGTAGAGTCAAATTTTTCTAATGCTTCTTCAAAGTTGACTACTTTATCTTCTAATTTTTTTCTTTGATTTGCTCTTTCTTTTCTTTCTAAATCTTTTTCTGGAGGAGCTCCTCCATCATAAATAAATACACAGTGAACCTCATTTTTACGAAGACATGCAATAAGATTTATAAAAGCTGCAAGCCATCTATCTCCACATATTGACTTAAATTTGCATACATACAATGAAATATCAATTGCAATTTTTTTGAAACCATATTCAGATATGTGAATTTTTTCATATACATCGGGACAATTATTTCTAAGAAATTTATTTAGATTGTTAATACCCATTTTATTTTTAAAAATTAATTTGTATTAAATAATCAATTTATTATTTTAAATGTTTCAAACTCATTTAAAATTTTTTTATAGCCAATTGATAACCACTGTGAATTAACTCATATTGTCCATTATATTTTTCTAGAAATTTATTCATAGTATTTTTTATTTCTCCGCTACCATAATCATCCATCCACATTATGCCATTTTTTTCTAAAACATTAAAAGAATTTTCCATATCTCTTTTTATATAGTCTAGTTTATGGCAACCATCGATATATATAAAGTTATATATTTGATTATTATGTTCAAAAAAATCGTCTGATGTAATTTTATGTATTATTATTTTATCTGAATTTTTACAATTTGAAATATTATAATCAAAATTAATTTCTTCATTATTTTGTAAATAGTTAGAATGGTCATTATCAGTAATATTTAAAAATGGATCTATGCATGTTAAGCTTGATTGTTGATTATCAATGAAGTTATCAGCAAAAAAAACACTAGATAGTCCTTCAAAACAACCAATCTCTAATATTTTATTTTCTTTTGATTTATCAAAAAAATCCACTAATCTATTGTTTATTTCAGAACCTATAAACCAACTATGTGAATATTTATAGTGATTCATTATATTATATAATATAATGAATATTCTTTAAACTATTTGTTTTATCTCATTTTAAATGTTCAATTATGTATCTAAAAATAGATAAATTTAAATAAAAATGAGAAAACATGATATACAAAAAAAATTTGTTTTAAAATTAGATAATGCTCCTCATGTTAATTGTATAAAAGATTTGATTAAATTAGGAAAAACTTTAAAGTTTTACAAAAATATAGACACTGTAATGTTATGGAGAATTCTTGCTTCTTTGGAAGAACTTGATAAAATGATAGGAATGAAAAAACTAAAAGAATCCATTTTTTATCAAATTATTTATTATTTGAAAGGTATGCATTCCATGAGTAATGAAGAATATTTACATACTATGATTATGGGTCCTCCTGGGCATGGAAAATGTTTAGGTAAAAATACTCCAGTTATTATGTATGATGGTTCTATAAAAATGGTTCAAAATATAAAAAATGGAGATGCAATCATGGGGGATGATTCAACTCCTAGAAAAATACTTTCAACGTGTACAGGAAAAGAAACTATGTACAAAATTCATCAATCTTATGGAGATGACTATATTGTAAATGAATCACATATTTTGTCTTTAAAATTAATAAAAAATCCTAAAATTAAATACAAAGAAAAAACAATAGAAGTTATATGGTTTACTAAGGAACAAAAGAATAAAAAAATATTTAGATATTCATTATTTAATAAAGCTAAATCTTTTTTGAAAACTTTACCTAAAGAATCTATTATTGATATTAATGTTACAGAGTATATAAACAAATCAAATGAATGGAAAAAAGCTTATAAAGGGTTTAAAGTTAGACTAGATTTTATAGAACAAAATGTTGAATTAGATCCTTATATACTTGGATTATGGTTAGGAGGTAATGATAAACAAATAGTTAACAACTGCGTTTTAATTAAAAATAAACATATACCAAATATTTATAAAACAAATTCAACACGTGTTAGGTTATGTTTGTTATCAGGAATATTAAATGCTAAAAGATATTTATATAATAATCAAATAATTGAAAAAAGTAAGAAATTAGCTAATGATATATTATTTTTAATTAGATCTTTAGGATTTTATGCAATTATGAAAAAAATTAAAGATTATTATATAATAATCTTGAAAAAAAATCAAACAGATCAATTAGTTTATGAAATAAAAGTAGAAAAATTAGACATAGATGATTATTACGGGTTTGAGATTGATGGCAATCGTAGATTTTTATTAGGTGATTTTACAGTTACTCATAATACAAATGTTGCCAGAATAATAGGTAAATTATATCAAGAAATGGGAATATTGTCATTTAATAGCCCGTTTAAAATAGCATACCGAGATGATTTTATTGCGGAATATGTAGGTCAAACTGCTGTAAAAACACGTAAATTATTAGATTCGTGTATTGGAGGTGTTTTATTTGTTGATGAAGTTTATTCGTTAGGATCTGGATTTAATGATAAAGATCCTTTTTCAAAAGAAGCCATAGAAGTTTTAACAGCGTTTTTATCTGAAAATAAAAAAAATTTTTGTTTTATAGGAGCTGGTTATGAAGATGACATTAACAATTGTTTTTTTTCTAAAAATAAAGGATTAGAAAGAAGATTTCAATGGATACATAAAATAGAAGAGTATACTGTGCAAGAAATAGTTGATATAATGTTAAAAATGATTGAAGAAATGAATTGGAAAATAGAAGTAAATAAAGAAAATTTAATAGATATGATAAAAAAAGAAAAGCATTTATTTAAATGCGCAGGAGGAGATTTAGAAATTTTATTAAGTAAATCAAAAATGGTTCATGCTAAAAGAGTATTTTCATTAGATAGAGATAAAATTTTCATTTTGACAAAAACAGACATAGAACAAGGATTAAAATTAATGAATGAGAATAAATTAAAACAAGAAAACATACCAACATCTTATATGTATACGTAGATTTTTTTATTTTAATATCCAAATAATTCTTAACTTTTGTTAAGAATTATAATGTAAGTAGTCAAATTTATTTAGATTCCAAATAATTTTTCATTTGCATATATCCATTAGAAAACATTTCAAGTTTTGTATGCGTATCCAAATTAAAATCAAAAAATAATGTAGAGTCTGGTTTAAGAGTAACAACTGTGCATTTATCTGACACAGTATTAATTTGGTCATAAACTCTTTGTACGATAGGTATTGATAATAATTGATAAAGATATTCTATCATATTATCCATATTTTGACTAAAATTATTGCTTATATCATTTAATACCAATCCAAGTATTTTTTCACCTCTTTCATCTCCTATATTAATAGGAAAATTATTTGTAACTGCTCCATCTACATAGAAACTGCCCATATACTTAAAACTATCAAATATAAATGGCAAGTTTGATGACATTCTTAACGCGATTAAACATGGCATATCTGGATATATTTCATGGCTTAATATTTCTTCTTTACCAGATGTAAAATTATAGGTTATACATATTAATGTTTTCCCAAATAATGTATGAAGCTCTTTCAATGTTATTAATTTTCCTATTTTTTCAATTGTCATTTTTTCCAATTGTTCATGTATATGACTAAAAGTTGTAGCTCCGCCTCCATTCATCATAGCAACTATATTAAATTGTTTCATTCTTTCTAAAATTTGTTTTGTACACAAATATACCATTATTTCTATAGGATCATATCCTATAGCTAACAAATAGCCGCAAATAGCTCCAGCTGAAGTACCAATAAATGTATGTATTTTTTTTAGTAAAAAATTATCAGAAGAATATTGAAGAGCTCCTAGCATTATAATAGCGTGAATAGAACCCCCTGATAATACTAGTGTATCAAAATCTCCAGATTTAGTTTTAATAACTGATTCAGATTCAGAAGAAAAAATACAATTAGTTGACTCTGTAATAGTTATTTCAGTCTTTGTATCTTCCATTTAATGAAATTTATTATGTTTTTAAATTTAGAGATTAAGAATTTTTTTAAATAATATAATACATATGATAGATAATACAATTATTGCTATTATATAAAGAGAATTATCATGTTTAAAAAATCTAGAACAAATTGGACAAGTTTGAATATGTGAATGAACATCTAAACAGTATAATGTAACTGGTAATTTGTTTACATGTTGATCATATACATCTTGATAAAAATCTGGAGGAGCCGGTTGAACATTTAATTTAGGACTTGAAGCTGACATCCCGGATTGATGCGAAGGATTTGGCATTGGTTTTCTTATGAATTTTGTAATATTCTTATCATAACTGGAGTAACCATTTGAATCATCTCGTTGTAAATCTGATAACTCTGGTAAATTTTCAATAAGAGTATGTTGCTGATGCATTTATTTATTATACTAATTATTTTCTTCATAATAAATTATTCTAAATAAATAACATCGGATGCTTTTATTTGTTTGTTATTTATCACAAGTTGATATGTTTCAAATAAATAATTATCTTTTGATTTGTTAATTATTTCATCAAGTATAGTACTAAAAGTTGTTTCTTTTTTTTCTAACTCTTCGTTTGAATCAATACCTAATTCACTTGATTTAATTTGTTTAGGTTTAAAAACTACTTTAATACCATCTTTAATTAGTTTTTTATATTTTTTTGTTTTTTTTAATGCTTTAAAATCATCGTATGAACCAGATACTGTAATTTTTATTTTATCTTCAGTTTCTGGTAAAATATAATTATCAATATTTTCTACGTCCATGTAAACTATTTTTTTTCTTGGTAATTCTAAATCAATTTCTTCTAGTTCATAATCTGTTTTATCATATGTAAAAGTAAGATGTGCTATTATATTTTTAGAACTTTCACCAAACGCATGTTGCATAGCACTTCCAGGATAAAACACATTTTTTTGCGGTCTTTGATGAGAATGAATATGACCTGAAATAACATTTGGATAATCTAAAGACCATTTATCACCTTCTACCGATATTATAGCTCCCATTTTACATCCAAAAAACTCTTGATGTGCAAAAATACAATGAGCATTTTTCCAATCATCTTTACATGTATTTAGGGCTTCTTCAAATCTTCCAGGATAAACAAATGGAGAAAAAATAAATTTACAATTGTTAATAATTTTTGAAATTACTGTATCAACCACCGTTATATTTTCCCATTCTTTAATCCCATTTAACCAATGATTTGTATTCAAAAACTGAACATGATTAATCATATCATGATTTCCAACAATAACATAAGTTTCTGCTATTTTTCTCATATTATCTAGAAATTCATATGCTTTATTCAAAGGAATTGTATGTAATCGTTCATGTGTATCTAATAAATCTCCTCCTGCTATAATTAACGTAGGAGCCTTTTCTTTTGCTAAATTTGTCATTTTTTCTATAAATATTTCAACTTCTTGAATATTATTTATTTGAAAGTGTTGATCACCTATAAAAAGGATTGTTACTGTCATGTTTATTTTAAACACTAATGTTTAAAATAATATATCAATTTATTTTTATAAAATTCTTCCAACTGGATTATTTTGACTCATTTTAAATCTTTTAATCATACGATTAAGATTAGTAGGAGATTGCCTATTTAATGCATTAATAACATAATCACGACTTATACGATTATTAGCACGATCTTTAACATGCCAAGAATGACATTCACGAATAATACCGAATTCTTCACGTGGAACAGTAACAAAAGTCTTTTTAATAAATCTGTCAACGTAAGAATTATAAATATATTGAGCAATATGAAATAGTGAATCCTCATAGTCATTAAATGTATTAACCATATTCGGATACAACATATACAATAACTGCACATTTTTATTCATTCTTAATTGAAGATACCTAAATTTCAAACTTGGCTCATTTCCTCTAATCTTAAACAAGCTTTGATATTCTTCGCTAACAATTTTAACTTGTTTATTATCGGAAGTAAATCCAATAATACCTTGTAAATTTTTGGCTGATATATTTTGAACACATTCAATAAGTTCATTTACTGTTAAAAACTCTTTCTTTGTTGAAAAAGGAATATTCACATTTTCTGTAAAAACTAAATTACCATTTACAAAAGTACCTGCGTGATATAAAGTTGGTCTATCAGGTGCTGAACAAACAATACGGTTCTCATCGTTATTACGAACAACGAACATATATTGTTTATGTACATCTAATGTACTTTCAAACCGTTGAACGATATTATCTCCAGCTTGTAAACCCATTGCGAAAACATTGTTATTTTCTTCTTCACTTAAAAGAGCATTTTTAAACATCATTCCAAATGAATCTTTACTAGACCACTTGCTACGAAAAGCATTTAGTTTACGATGTGTAGAAATATACCATTTACCATTAAAGTAAAACATTCTAATAAGACACCCTTCGTGTGACTCATAAAAATGCCATTTTTTTAGATCTCCCAACTCATTTTTAATTTCATCAACTTGAGTGTGGTTATACTCAGGAGTATATGGAAACGCTTTCATAATAAGAGTATCTTTATTAAAAACCACACCTCTGCATTGTTTTTGTAATTCACTATCTTCATTAGAACAAGTAACATAACAAAACATATCAAGTTTATTATCTTCGTCTGAATCAACTATGTTAACAGTATTTCCAATAGCTTCAATATTATGTCTAGTAAATCCTGATTCTGATCTAACATCAAGAGTTACATTATTATTAACACTTTCATTTAAAGTAGACATTTTGTTTATTATTAATGTATTTAGCTTTTAAATTCATTTTTTTTATAAATCACTTAATGCTCCTAATATTAACATATCTAATCCATTTGTTTCAAGAATAATTGGTATATTATATTTATTACAAGTTTCTAAAAGCAAAATAAGAGAATCAAAGTTATTTTCCCATATTTTTCCAGTTCCTAAACATGCATGAACATCTTTTTTTGATCCTAAACAAACAACACTATCATTTAAATGAAGTAAAGTAAAATGTTCAATACCAATAATCTTATCAAACTCTTCAAACATTCTATTTACTTCTGTACATTTAGAAAGATCATAATCACCATATCCACATATATGAGCTGTGTCAACGCATACTCCTATATACTTTTGTTTTTCAGGTAGCACTTGATCATATATTTCTTTAATTTCTTCAAATGTTGTTGCTAAAGAACATCCTTTTCCTGCTGCATTTTCTAAAATAAGTTTAGAGTTATTACAAAAATTAATTTTATTAATACTTTTTGCGATAGTAGCAATACCTAATTTACGATCATTATAATTACCTGGATGGATAACAACTCCGTTTCTTTTTGAGTTAAAATTACTTAATACTTTTAACTCATATTCAAGTTCTTTTATAATAAAAATTGTTTTTTCATCTTGCTCTAAATCTCCTACCCAAGCAAGTTGTTTAATAGATCCAGCTAAATTAGCTACATAAGGAAAATGAGAAAAAACATTTATCGGATAATAATCAATCAATATTTTACACTTATCTATATCTTGTTGAGTTGCTCTATGTCTTTTAAAAGATTTAGGATTGCCTAAAAAAAACTGAGTTGAATTCATACCATTAAAAATACTATGTTTTAAGGTATCGTATATATTATTATGAAAACTTGTATGAGCTCCTGCTTCCCATTTGACATATGATACTAATTTTGTTGAGATGTTTGTCATTTACTATTTTATTTATTTTTGTTTTAAATACTCAATTTAAAACAAAGTTATTTTAATACTAAATAATGAGTTTGGAACAAATAGCTGACAATTCAAGAACAGATAAAAATACTACACATTCATATTTACCTCTATATCAAAATTTATTAATAAGGAAAAAAGAAAGTGCTAAGAATGTATTAGAAATAGGAATATGGTTAGGAGGAAGTATAAAATTATGGAGTGATTTTTTTTTAAATGCTAATGTTTATGGATTAGATATTATGAATATTGAAAATATTTGGGAAGGTATTAAAAATAAAGAAAAAATTATATTACATACATCTATTGATGCTTATAATAATGATTTTTTTATTACTCATTTCTTAAATAAAAATATAAAGTTTGATTTTGTGTTAGATGATGGACCTCATACTTTAGAAAGTATGAAACAATTTATAAAATTATATTCACAAATAATGACAGATGATGGTATATTAATAATTGAAGATGTTGAATCGTGGGATTGGATTGATACACTTAAAAATGAAGTTCCAGAAAACTTAAAACAATTTATTAAAATATATGATTTAAGATCAATTAAAAATCGATATGATGATATTGTTTTTACAATTGACAAATTAAATATTTAGATTTAGTATTTTTAAATATAATAGAAAGTTTACAATTATATTTAAAAAAAAGAGTTATTATAATAAAATGTCAATGCAAATTTTCGTAAACTTATTGCGATGAAAAGTATCCTGCCGTTGAGTAATCAATGGAAAAACAGTAAATCCAACATTGGATTGATGCTAGTCCTTTTTATAAAAGGGCAAAATCCCTTGATGCGGGAAACCCCTAAAGTTTTGATTACCACCTTCATTTCGAAAGTTTTGAAGGGACCACGGTTAATTGCCGTACCCAATTAAAGTTAAATTAACTTTTATGGTAATAAAATCAAAAATACTTGTGATCTTAAAAATCACTAATTATGGGAAATCCGCAGGCTTACTATCTAAACTCAAATTTGACAGAGCACGATAGGGTCTCAACGACTGAACGGGGATTGGTTTGAAAGGATGTCAACCTTGATGATAACTTAAGATACAGTCTAGCCCCCTATAGAAATTTAGGGGTATTTCGAAAAACTTTGACAGGTAAAACTATTACACTAGATGTTGATCATTCTGATTCAATTGAAAATGTAAAACAAAAAATTCAAGATAAAGAGGGAATTCCTCCTGATCAGCAACGACTTATTTTTGGAGGTAAACAACTTGAAGATGGAAGAACACTTGCTGATTATAATATTCAAAAAGAAAGTACTTTACACCTTGTTCTTAGACTTAGAGGCTAAATTATAATTTATAAATTATAATTTAATAAAACTTAAATCCGATATTACGTTTAGATTTCATAGAACTTAAACCTCTGTAATGTTTTTTACGTGACATATTAACTGCTATATACAATACGGCACCAATCATACCAACTAATCCAATAATGATTAAAAATTGTGCAATATTACTATCTCGTTTATTGTTAGCATTTTTTTTAAATGGGTCTTCTTTTTTAATTTTTTCAGATATTATCATTCCTGCTATAAACATACAAACAAATACAAATAAGAATCCATATGTTATATTTTTTGTATTTTTCATTTATTATTATTAAATATTTAAAAAAAAAGTTTTGTGTTATTTTTGGTATTTAAAGTAAACACAATCTATTCAATAAATGGCAAAGAAAATACATATTAAAGTAATTAAAGTATATCTACCTAAATCTAAAAAACCAATTGATCATGGTCAGTCGTTTAAACCATTACACCGGTTATATCTTGAACTTTTAGAAAATAAATCTAAAATAAAACAAGATTTAGTTAACAAAGAACATATATCAAATATACAGCATACTGAAAAAAATGATCAACATGAATACTTTTCTGCAAAAACACAAAAAAAAGAAAATTTAGAAATAGTTGATTCTGACAGCGAACAAGAAAATTTTAAAAGCGGTGATGAAATAAAAGAAAATATAGAGGGAAATAAAGCAGAAATAAACATAAAAACTACTAACGATAATAAAGAAAAATATGAAGATGAAAATAATGATAAAGACAGAGATAGGGATAGAGACAGAGATAGGGATAGAGACAGGGATAGAGACAGGGATAGGGATAGAGACAGGGATAGAGACAGAAACAGGGGTAAAGACAGAGACAGAAATAGAGATAAAGATAGAGATAGAGACAGGGGTAAAGACAGAAATAGAGACAGGGGTAAAGACAGAGATAGAAACAGAGGTAGAGACAGGGATAGAGACAGGGATAGAGACATTGACGAAGACGAGGATAAAAATGAAGACATGAACGAAGACGAGGATAGAGGAGATAGAAAGAGGAATGATAAAGATGAAGACATGAACGAAGATGAGAATAAAGATAGGGATAGAAAGAGGAATGATAAAGATGGCGATGAAAATAGAGATAGAAAGAGGAATAAAAATAGAGAGAGAGAAAATAAAGACTCAGATGATAAAAATAGTAATAGAAACAAAGAAGATTCAAAACAAGAATTATCAGAAAGGTTAAATGAATTGTTAAATGATACAGATGAAAGCTGTAATAAAAATATAGAAAAATCAAGAAATTTAAATGATAAAAATGATAAGTACAGTCGAGATCGAGATGATAATTTTATTCATAAATCTATTCACAAAACTACACCACATTATCAATCTATTCATAAAGACTTTGAACAACCTCCTACTATAGCTGAATTACGTGAACAAGGATTATACGAGCATAAAGAACATTTGCGTGATATTAATCAAGATAATGATCAAGAATTAGAAGATAAAAAGAGAGAATTATTATTTAAATTTGATCTTTTACGAAAGTCTTATCCAAATGCAACTGTACAAGATTTTTCTATTCACTCAGACTTAGATACAATGAAAAAAACGTATGAAGATGCAGTTCGTCGTTTATCTTTAGATTCAACGGTAGAAAATTATAAAACATATTTAATTGGCGGGTTTATGTTAGTAGAATTTATATTTGGTAATTTTTTAGGTTTAGATATGCAAGGATTTGCTCAGCAACAAATTCTTTCTATGAATTCGTATGAAAAATTATTAATTGAATTAGGAGAAAAATCATATGTTCCAAAAGGATCTAAATGGCCTATTGAACTTCGTTTACTGTTTTTGATTATTATGAATGCAGCATTCTTTATAGTCAGTAAAATGATTATGAAAAAAACAGGATCAAATTTAATGAATATGATTAATGGAATGAATGCAAGTTCTGCAAGAGTTAATACACCTCAAAAAAAAAGAAAAATGAAAGGACCTAATATTGATTTAAATGATATGCCAGACGAGTCCATCTAATGTATAGTTTTAATTAAAAATGAAAAATTATAATATATATTATAATTTTTTTACGATGACCCACTTTCAAATAGCATCTGATTTGCATATTGAATATAAAAATAATGAACTTGTTGATCCTTTAACTATAATAACACCATCAGCTGATTATTTAATTTTAGCAGGAGATATTGGTTCTTTTTATAAGTATGAACAACTCCATAAATTTATTTATATATTATCTAAATATTATAAAAGTATTATTTATGTTCCTGGTAATAATGAATATTATACTCAAATAGGATTTGAACATAAACTTATGGATGAACTTTTACAAAATTTTCGAAGAGTTTCAAGCTATATTAATAATTTGTATATCCTTGATAGAGCTTGTATTAAAATAGGAGATATTTGTATAGCTGGATGTACATTATGGAGTAATCCAACTGTATATATACCAAAATTTATTGTACGTATAAATTCAATTAATACAAATATGTATATTAAAAAACATAAAAAAGATTTAGCTTATATTAAATATATAATAAGCTATTGTCAAACTTTTAATTTAAAGTTATTATTAGTTACACATTACTGTCCTACATATTCATTAATAAATCCTCTAAAATCTAGAAACAAATATATATCTATGTATGCAAGTAATCTTGATTTTTTACATACAAAAGATCAAATTCATACATGGGTATACGGGCATACTCATGCTAATTTTAATGTAATAACAGATAAAGGAACAAGATTAGTTACTAATCAAGTCGGAAAACCAAAAGATAATATTAAAGATTATAATAAAAATATGGTAATAGAAATATAATTGCTAATAAATAAAATTTTATTTATTAGTATAAAATAAATGGTAAACAAAATCAAATGGAATCTTTTACTTGATATGAAGTTTGATGCATTAAAAAAACACGCAAAAGAACTAAAAAAAGAAGGATATAAAATATCCGGTCTATCTAAGCTTGTAGATAATTCAGAAGATAGAAAACTTCTTAGAAAACTTATTAAAGACTCTAAAAAAGTAGCAGAAGTACTTACAGAATGTGGATTTGATAACGTAACTCAATGCCAGAAAAAAACTTCTGCTGAAAAAGTAAAGGAAATTGCTGAAAAATGCGGTTTAGACACAAGCTTATACAAAACCAAAACACAACAATGCCAACAACTTATTAAAAATAAAGGTGATGTAAAACCTGCTAAAAAAGAAAAGAAAATTAAAAATGTAATAGAAAATACAGAAGAATATAAAAAATTAGATAAACTTAATAAAAGTGATATTTTAAACAAAGCAAAAGAATTAGAAATTGATTATATAGTTCAAGATGATTCAGAAATACTTTTAAATAAAGCAAGAAAACAAGACATTATACTATCTATTTTAAATAAATTAAAAACTAACGATAAAAGAAAATGTTTAGGAAAAAAGTATAAACATTTGATGGATACTGAAAAGTATGAAAATGAATATATAAAAGAGTTACTAAGAAAACAAGGTATTACAAAAGGTATACCAAGAAAAAGACGCGATATGGTAGATCTATTATGTTCAATAGAACAAAATGGTAGGTGCGACCCAGAACAAGGACAATGGTGTGATGATAATTTTGTATGCGATGCTCGTAATTCTCCTGGAGTATGTATATCTCAATCTCTTTCTACAAATACATCTAATCGTAAATTAAAAGTATGGAAACACAAAGGTAAGAGAATTATAGGAACAGAACAAGTATTAAATCAACTTAAACAAGCATTGAAAGTTAAAAGTAAACAATCTGATAAAATGAAAAATGAAAAAAACAAAAAAATTATGATAGATTTAATTACTCAGAAAAACCATAAAGATCGTTCTTTTTATGATAATTATAGTTTAGATGAAATTATAAATACATTACAAGTATTACAAGAAATAAATGATCAGAAATATACAAATATATCTAGAAAAGATATGATATGGTTATTAGTAAAAGAAACAGGAGTTGAATCATCTATTATCGATGAATTGGATGATGAACATTTAAGTTTTAAATATAAAGAATTAAAAGACGATATAATCATGTTATTAGTAGAAGAAACAGGTCATTCATTAAAGTTTTTTGAAAAATTGAATGATAAAGTATTATATTCTAAATATAAAAAACTGTCGGCTGAACTTAATATGATTGCTAAAAAGCCTTGGAGTGAATTAAAAACTATGAATTTTGATCAGCTAAAACAATATGCAAAAGAATTAAGAAAAGAAGGATATAAAATATCTGGTATATCTAAACTTGTAGATAACTCAGAAGATAGAAAACTTCTTAGAAAACTTATTAATGATGCTGTATTAGATCAAGAAGAGGAAGAAGAAGAGGAGGATGAAGACTTTACAAAACAACAATTAAAAGAAATGGAAAGACGACAAAGAGAAGAAGATGAAGAAGATAAAAAAAAAGACATTACAAAACAACAATTAAAAGAAATGGAAAGACGACAAAGAGAAGAAGATGAAGAAGATAAAAAAAGACAGGGTAATGAAGAGAAAAAGTCTTGGAATGAATTAAAAACTATGAATTTTGATCAACTAAAACAACATGCAAAAGAATTAAGAAAAGAAGGATATAAAATATCTGGTATATCTAAACTTATAGATAAATCAGAAGATAGAAAACTTCTTAGAAAACTTATTAATGATGCTGTATTAGATGAAGATGAAACAAAAGATGAAGAGGAAACAGAAGATAAAACAAAAGACGAAGAGGAAGAAGAGGAGGAAACAAAAGAAGAAGAAGAAGAAGAAACAAAAGATGAAGAGGAAGAAGAGGAGGAAACAGAAGATAAAACAAAAGATGATGAGGAGGAGGAGGAGGAAGAGGAAGAAGAGGAAGAAGAAGAAGATGAGGAAGAAGAAGTTATTAAAAAGTCTTGGAATGAATTAAAAACTATGAATTTTGATAAGCTAAAACAACATGCAAAAGAATTAAGAAAAGAAGGATATAAAATATCTGGTATATCTAAACTTGTAGATAACTCAGAAAATAGAAAACTTCTTAGAAAACTTATTAATGATGCTGTATTAGAACAAGAAGAGGAAGAGGATGAAGTAGATATTAAAAAAGTTGATATTGAAAAAACTATTGCTAATGTTATTTCAAATGAAAAAAGAATAGGAGGTTTAGCAAAAGTAGAAAAAGCTGTACTAAAATGTTTTGGTTTACTTTCGTAAATTTATGTTTTTTAAATTTATTATACAAATATTTGTATAATAAATTATTGTAAAATAGATAATATAAAATTTTCAATAGCATTTTGATCTAACGATGAACCTAAAGGTAATGCATTTTCTTCTATATATTTAATCATAAAAAGTCTAGTTTTACATATAATATTAAATTGTCTATCTTCTTCTTCATCTTCTTTATCATCTTCTTCATCTAAAAAATCTTCTTCCTCGCTATTATAATTTACATATTCTATTTGTTCAGTATGTTTTAAAGTATCTACAACCTCTTCTTTTCCCATTTACTATTATAATTTATTCCTTTTAATAGTAAATTCATTATATAGACTTTCTAATCCAGTATTTTCTATTGTTTCTAAGTAAGGGCTTATTTCACCTGATGAACATTTTCTAATAAATTTAGAAAATTTATCAAAAGTATCTACTGAATTTACATCAATCCCTGTATCTAATTGATTAATACCATTTAAAAATATTTCATAAAGATCTACGATATACTTGAAGTAAAAAAATTCCCATGTATCATAACTACAGTTTGAGGATTTTGTAACTTTGTTTCTAACAGACAGTTTTGGACGAACATTAAATTTTGTATACGAGTTGTTTGTATGTTCATCACATTTAATATGTTCACTGGTTGAAACATTAATGTAAGAAAGTTGTTTATTGGAAAAATCTTTTTTCTTGGAATTTCTATTATTTTTAATCTGTTTCCAATTGGTTTGATCAGTTGATAGTTGCATATTTCTTTTTTATCTAGTTTTTCTTTTTTAAACCTTCTTCTAATTCGTTTAACTCAGATGCAATTTCAGTATCTAATTCACTATCGTGGTCAGATGAAGTATCTCCGGTATATTCATAAATTTGCGGTTTTTTATTAAATGACACATTATTCACTGATCTTGGTTTATTTTTTAATATTTGTTTTTCAACTTCATCTTCCTCTTCCTGAGGTTCTTCTTCCTCTTCCTCTTCTTCTTCTTCTTCTTGTTTAGTAATTAAAATTTTTTGTTTGGTAATTTTTTTAGAAACATTGGAGTCTTTATGTTTATTTATTTTTTTGGGTTTACATACATCATCATTGTTATCATCTCCTGCATAATGTTGAGAATTAACTTTGTTAGATCCAGCTGATTGAATAGACATAATTAACTGATTTATGATTTGTTCATGTTTTTGAATAATTTCATTTTGAATTTCTAATTGTTTAGATAGTTCTTCTACACGTGTAACTAATTTTTTATGTTTATATGAAAAATAAATTATAACACCAGAAATAAAAATTATTTCTACTACTATATGTAAAATTTGCTTATTTATTGTCATTTATCTATTTTCTCTATTGTTTTAAATACATTATCAAATTGTATTATTTATAATACAATTAAAAATTTAAGTAATATCTATGAACTAAGAGCTAAACGAATAGGTAACAATCTATCACTATTTAATGTTTCTTGAAGAATTAAAAAAGGAGAAAACTCTGTGCATTTTCCACTTAAAATAGCTTTCATAATTGAAGGAGAAAATCCTGATATCATAACTGTACCATTTTGATCAGACGTTACTGGAAAGTCTAAAGTTTTTCCATCTACATTCCAAAATATAATTTGAGGTCTCGTATAACCAGAATTTTCATACATTCTTTCTATTTCTTGAAAATTTGTTAAATAATTTTTACCACCTGTTACTTGATTAAACTGCATATCTGATATAATCCAAAGACGCTTAGGCATATCATCTTGTTTTAAACTAAATTTTTTTCCTCTTTCAAGTATCATCTCAAATGTTGCTTGTATATTTGTGCTACCACCCCATGGTATATTTTTAATTTCATTATATCTACTTTCAAGATTTGTTCCATTTATTACAATAGATGCAGGTACATCATTAAAAGTAAAAACCAAGTTTTTGAACTTTCCTTCAGAACATCCTGATATAAGAAGACCCATAGATATAGCAACATCAAATGGTAAAAAACTATTAGTATGCATACTAATAGATGTATCAACTACAGCCACATCGCTATTAAGAGATCCGTTTTTCATACACTCTTCTTCTATAATCTTCCATTGAGCCTCGCATACTTCATCTGCTTTATTCTTAGTTCTAATTTCTTTTACTAATTCATAAGGAAAAAGTTGCTTTCCGCATACTTTTGCATCACCTAAACTTAGTGCATTTTTCCATTCCTTGAATCTAACATCATCATGCTTTGAAAATGCATCTTTTAAACGCTTCATAGCACACGAAGGCACTTTATTATAGTCAATTTCTTCCCATTTACTACCAGACATAAATCTTTCTACAATATTTAAATACTTTCTAAGAGGTGTTATATATGTTTTACGTAAAGTACGCGGTGTTACACCCATTTTATTTGCAATCGTATTAAAAACTCCATACTTACGATCTAGTGAATCTTTTTGTGTAGGAGCCCATTTAGCAACAAGTGAACAAGGCTTTCCTTGTAACATAAGATTATAGTCTTCTTTAATTTTTTCTACAAAAAACTCTACTATTTTTATTTGTATATTACAAGTATCAGAACCTAAATACACTTTTGGAAAAAACTGAAGAAGATCATCCCATCTACCATATTCTGGTAAAAATCTTAATACTTTTAAAAATTCAACAGGATAATTAACAAATAACCATAAAAATGCTGATCGTCCAAGATTCCTTTCTCCTTTTCCTCCTCTGCAATCACGTATATGAAATGCAATAAGAATTGTATCTACAATACTTTCGTCACTTGATTTACTTAAATATTGATGTAAACGTTTTTCATCCAAACCCCTTGCTGATTTAAAAAATAAAGAAATACGTCCATCATTTTCTCCTTTAAAATCTGGAGTAGATAAAGTTACTGCGTTATTTGTTGTAACTGCAGTCATAGCTTGTGTAAAAGATGTCATTTGTTAAAATCTTTTACCTTAATTATTTTAATTCAATTTTTAAACATATTTAGATTTTTTTATTATTTGTTTTTAAGTCTATTTATCAAATAAAAATTATTTTAAATTAATTTGATAAATAGACTTAAAAACAAGGCTTCCTTAATCAAAAATATAAATGGCACGTACAAAAGGACAAAAATCTGATGTAACATCTAAGAAAGACTCTTCTAAAAAAGATATTCCTGTTCAAGACGATAATGAAACTGAGAAAGAGGTAGTTAAGAAAGAGGTAGTTAAGAAAGAGGTAGTTAAGAAAGAGCCAGTTAAGAAAGAGGTAGTTAAGAAAGAGCCAGTTAAGAAAGAGTCAGTTAAGAAAGAGTCAGTTAAGAAAGAGCCAGTTAAGAAAGAGCCAGTTAAGAAAGAGGTAGTTAAGAAAGAGCCAGTTAAGAAAGAGGTAGCTGAAGATGGTAATAAAGAACCAAGAAAAAGAACTGTCCCTACTAAAGATTCTGTAACATCTGAATTTGATGAACTCATTGCTTCTATTGAAGAAGAAATTTCTCGTCTTAGAGAAACTCAAGGAAAAGCAAAAGGAGTTAAATTTCTTCGATGCGTTGGGAAGCGTGTTAAAATGATTCGAGGTCATGCTTTTCGTGTTTTGAAAGAAAAGAAAAAGACAAATCGAAAAAATAATACTAATTCTGGTTTTCTAAAACCTGTTATTATTTCTAAGGAAATGGTTGCATTTACAGGATGGAATCAAGATGAACTTAGATCTAGAGTTGACGTAACTAAATTTATATGTAATTATATTCGCGATAATAATCTTCAAAATCCGCAAGATCGTCGTCAAATTATTGTAGATAAGAAACTTTCAGAATTATTAGAATTCAATCCAAATGTTGAAAAAGAGCCTTTAACATACTATAGAATTCAAACTTATATTAAAAAGCATTTTTCTAATCCTGTTAAAAATGTTTGAACAAACTAAAACCTATTTATTTTATACTTTACGAGTATAAAATTAAAAGATTACAAAATACTTGTCTTTATATAAAAATGTATGATAATCAAAAATACAATTTAGATTCAGGACCGTTTGGGTTATGTACAGGATATTGGGATGAAAATAATAATACTTTTAGAAAATTTGGATCTACGGACACATATAAGTGTTGTTTAACATCATGTATTCCAAATATTGAAGAATGTTATAAATTATGCAATAATGTAAATAAAGGATCTACTAGTAGATGTAATAAAATATGCAAAGATATAGAAAAATCTTGTGTTGATTATTGCCGATTATCAACTCCTCATTTTTGGGGTATTGATGATCCTATTTATGAAATTATAAAAAAGTTTGAATGTGGAGACATATATTATAATACTCTTGATAAAAAATGTATAGAAATTAATAAAAATGCAATTATTAATATGTGTAACAAAAATTGCATTCCTACTAGATCTATAGGATGTGAGAATCATTGTAAATATATGTATGATTCGTTAATAAATTCTAATATAAGCATATCAAAAAAAAATAAGTCAATATCAGATAAAGTATTTGTCAAACCATTAGAAGATAAAGACGATTATATTTTATATGTGTTATATGCTATATTTATAAGTTTTATTTTAGTAGCATTATATATTTTTAAAACAAAAATGATTTATTAACTTAACCTTATATTAATATATAAAATGATTGTAACTATCAAACATAAAGTATCTATAGAAGCTAAATATTTAGATAATAACATAAAAGAACACTTGTTGAATAAAATAAAAACAAGAGTAGTTGGAAAATGTTACATAGATCATGGATATATTTTAAATGTAACTAAAATTATAAATATTGGTAATAATACAATATCTTCTGTTAATTCTTTTGTTGTATTTGATGTTACATATGAAGCAGATGTATTAAAACCTGAAATTGGTGATGTATATTCTGGTAGTGTATGTATGATATTTCAACATGGCATATTTGTAGATGTAAAAAATAAATTAAAAGTATTAGTTCCTATTAAGTCTATGAAAACATATGTATTTGAAGATGATTTTTTTGTTAATAAAAAAGAAAATAGTAAAATTTCTATTAGTTCTGAATTATCAATTCGTATAATTATGATTAAGTATGAAAAAAAAGAATTTAGTTGTATAGGAGAATTAGTATAAAAATAATTTCAGTTTTGTTAATATAAATAACAAAACTTAAAGCGTAGTTAATATTTATAAAAAATGTCAGAAATAGAAATTTTAAAACAATTTAAAAACTCTTTAATCTCTTTTTTGGATGAACTAATAGTTCAGTTTCCTGAAGAAGGAGATATAGTTATATTCAGGATATTTATAAAAGACAGAATTATAATAAGTAATATAATGAACTATTTTGTTCAAAAAATTCTACCATTAAAAAAAATGGTAGACGAAAGGAATGAAGATTTTTTCTTAAATCACTGTTTAATATTTGAGGACATTAATAATGATACACAAAAACATAAAGTAAATAAATTCAAAAAATTATGGAGATCTAATTGTCTAGATGAAGATGATAGAATTGTCATATGGAAATGGTTTGATTCGTTTATGTTTCTGAGTGAAAAATATCAAAAAATTTTATTAAAAACTAATACAAAGTAAAATATGACATATAATAAAATAGCATGAAAAGATATATAGAAATTATTGCTATATCTTTACCAATAATTATGTTTATAACATTACAATCTCACGATGAAATAAAAAAATATACAAAAAAAACATGTATAAATCTAGGATGTTCTATAATTTGTTTTACAGTTTTGTTTTTTTTATTGTCAAATTTAAAATTTAATAGATATATATCTGTTGGTATATCTATGATTATTTATTTTTTTTTAATATTTATACAAAGAAAAATATATAAATTGGTATAAATAAATGAACATCTCTGAAAGTTCTAAAAATCAATCTATTCCGGGGTATCAACATCCAGAAAAACAGATTGCTAAACATGAAAATCAATATAAAATTTTTGACTCGGAGTCAAAAAACGACTATATAATTTCTACAAAACCTACATATGCTACATTCACAGAAAAAGCTTCTTCATTGCATACACAATGTCCTGAATGCGATGAAGAAGCTTTATACGCATGCGATTGTGTTTATAAAGACAAACAATGTAAATACGGACATATTTGGTTTATATCAAAAAACCAAATAATAAAGGGAGATCCTCACTTATAATAAATATTTGATTAACTATAGTTAATCAAATTTTAAATATTTTAATTATAATACTTACTCATTATCTTTTCTTACTACTTTTCTTACTACTTTCTTTACTACCTTTTTTTGTTTATCATCTTCTTGGTCTGCTTCAATTGGTTTAGATTTAAGCTTAGGAGTAGGCTTAGGCTTATTAGCACCTTCATCATCTGAATCATGAACACTACCAGCATCATCATCGTCAAGTTTTGACTCAGAATCCATAGGTTTAGCGCTATTTGATGTCAAAACGGTAGTTTGAGCAGTTGGTCGCTTCAATAAACGTTTTATTCCTGAATCCATAGGTTTTACTTCACATTCATACAACTTTACTTGTAAACAAATTTTGTTACCAATGAAGATAGATTCAATTTTCACAGCACATTTAGCAAAACAATACTTACCAATTAAAGTAAGAGCATCAATAGCAGTTCCTTCATTATCGTAAAACATAGTTACAATTTTGTCTTGCTTCTTAGACACAATCAACTTAGCATAAAGTGTTGGACCAGTTCCTTCTACTACTTTTCCTTTCTCTTTCTTGTAATACAAAGGATTAAACTTTTTAAGATCAGACATTGTCAAATCATACTGTTCAATGTCTTCTCTTTTTTCTATAAGATGAGATTTACATCTCTCTACGATTGCATCAAATGTATCAGACCATTCTTTTTCTTCTTTTGAAGCTCCATCACGATTCCACAAACAAAGAGGCATTACGTATCCATTTACTTTTCCCGTGTCAGGGTTTGTATTTTCCGACACTCCAAATGAAAACAACTGGTTAGTTGATAGAACTAACTCACCAGCTGAACCATCTTTATTACGAGTTTGAATATTAATTCTCTTATAGTTAATTTGAGGTACACTGTTTGGAATTGTTCCTGCTTGAGCTTCGGAAAAAATCATATTTTTAGTATCATAGCCACTGGCTGAAGTTAGTTGGGTATTATCGGTCATCTTTTTTATATATTTATATATTTTTAAATTATAATTCAATTTTTTATTTAAGTTAGTAAATACCCATAGAAAGCTTCTTTGTATTTGTTTTTGCATTTTGATCAAAATTACCTTCTTTTTTAGCTCCAAAATGAGGACTATTTGGTTCTTTAACATCTGTATGGTTACATGAATATAAATTATTTTTTTTTAACCACTCATCTCTTCCTCTACATACCATTTCTTTACAGCACTTATCAGCTGTTATTTTTTTTATTTGTTCTTTATTTAGTCCTTTTAATAAATTTGCATCAATAGAATCCCCGCAATTTTCCCAAAAGTTTAACCAGTAACTATTATGTTTAAAACAATTTGTTTGGTTTAATGGTGCTGAACTACCAATATTTTTTAACGAGTTCATTTTTATTATAAATAATATAAAAAGTTATAAAGAATATATTATTTATAATAAATGTCAAATCTTTTATCTTTGTATACAGCTAACGAGTGTATTGATCAATTTGAAAAAAATGGAAAACAATTATATAATCAAAATGAATATTATCAAAATATTGTCAACCTTATGGAACACCCAGAATTTAGAAAGTTATTTAATGCACACTTTTTTGAATGGGAAAATATTCAATTAATAGTAATGTTTATGAAGTTATATGAACACATTGAAAAATCATCTAGTATAAAACTAAATGGATATCAAAAATTATATCTAGTTGATCGCATAATGAAAACAAGACCTCTTAGACAACAATTATGCGATCAAATGCAAAAATGGATAGAATTAAAAAACACTTAAGATTTCTTCTTCAACCGATATACTGTATATGTGTATTTTTTTGAATATTTATTCCAAACATCTTCAGGTACTGTTTGCTTTGATATTTGAGTTCTTGTTACATATCTTTTATCAACTGTAAAATTTAATCCAGCAATATTTTCTTTTTCTTTTTTTTTCATATATCTTTCAATTGAGTCTTTATATTTATCACATTCTTTTTCGTAAAAGGATTTATTTTTTTTTGCATCATTCCATTTTTCTAAAATTACATTAAGATCCATAATTTATTAAAATTAAACATAATTAAATATTAATATTTAATTAGTATCTTTACATTCAAATAAAACACTTTATAAATTCTTCTTTTGTATATATCTTAACACTGCAGTTAAGTGCTTTAGTAACTTTACTTGTATTTTCATCATAATTGTTTATTATAAGACCAGATGTTTTTTTTGAAACTGATGTAACAACTTTTCCTCCTCTGTCTGCTATTTGTTGTTCAAGATCCTTTGATCTAAAACCAGAAAAACAAAACTTTTTCCCAACCAATGCATCAGATATACGCGTATCTGTTTGAAAATTAACATACTCGCTTATTTGATCAATAAAATTAACAGCTTCATCTAAATTATTAATAACTTTTTTTGATGTAATTTCAGAAAATCCTTCTACCTCTAATATTCTTTTCATTAAATTTTTACGATTAGCTGTTAATATATCTGGAATATCTGTCATTAATGCAACTATTTTTTTTCTACTTATTCCAATTCCAAAAATACCACTTGATCCTAACAAATTCTGAACAGTTACATTTTTTAACCCATTTTTAATATTATCATATATTCTAGTAGCTGACTTTTCTTTGAATTTTGCAATTTTTATCAAATCTTCTTTTGTTGCTTTAATAATTTTTAATAAAGTGTTAAAACCAGCTGTATACAGCTTTGTTACTGTACAATTACTAACATGCTTTATTCCCATTTTTTCAAAAAATCTTGAAAATAGTTTTACATTCATTTCAACTATAGTTTCATGACTTGGATTAACAACATGTAGATTAACATTATTATCATCCCATTCATATTCTATATCAGGATACTTTAACTTGTCACATTTTTCTTCAACACTTACAATAAACGGAATAACATCTTTAGATCGTGTTACATTTATAATTGAACCCGGTCCAATCATTTTCTGTTTCATTAAACCTGCATTACTTACTGTTACTCTTTCTATAGTAATTCCTTGTAATTCTACTGGATCTACAATTGCAACAGGAATTATTTGACCCCATGCTGATACTGACCACTCAATATCTAATACTTCGGTTGGAAGTATATTGTCTTCATTATTAATTTTAAACGCAAACATATAAGAAGGGTTTCCTGAAGTATTTCTATCATATTTAGTATTACACTGAATTACAATCCCATCTATATCATATTCTGACTTTTCTTTGAATTTATTATGAAGTTTAATTAATTTATCCATTTTATTAGTTGTCTTTAGTCTTTCAATAACTGGAATTGAAAATCCAATATTTTTAAGTTTATCTAACTGTGTAGAAGGACTTTCCATTGTTTCATCTCCTACAATTTCATATGCAATAAATTTTATATCACAAAGACCTGATTTTATAGTTTTCGACCCAATAAGCCCTACAATCATACTTCTAGCATTTTTATAATTTTTATCCCCGCTTTCTTTCTTATTACTACTATGCGATTTGTAATATTTATCATTAAACACATTTTTTTTAATAATTAATTCTCCTTTTACAGCAATATCATTTATAACAGATGGGATAGTATCAATATACTGAATAAGATACGAAATATCTGAGCCTGTTTCTCCATCTCCTCTTGTAAATAATTTTTTTTTTCCATTTTTACAAATAAAGGTACCTGAAACTCCATCTAATTTATCTGAAACAAGTAACTCAGCAGATTTATTTTTTTCTAACCATCTGTCTAACTCTTTTTGCTCATCAGGGGTAATTTTGTCTAAAGATCCCATATAAAAAGGTAATTTTGCTTTATTTTGATTACTTCTAATTTTTGCTCCAACCGGAGGAACATACTCTGGGTCTCGTTTAATTAACAAACGTTTTAATACATCGTACAACGCATCAGAAATTATATTCGTTGATGTATTATAATATAAATCATCTAAATATAATTTTAGAGAGTGTAACTTAGACAACTCTTCTTCTTGACAATATTTTAACATATGTTTTAAATCATATGATTTAATTTTATTAGCAATCTCCATTTTTATTAAAAAATAAAATATTAGTTTATTTTTCAATTTCTATTTGTAAGTATATTTCTTCAATAAAAAGAATTAACTATACTTACACCTAATTAAATTATTTCAAACCATTATAACATTTGTTATTCAACTAATTATTAGTTGTTTTCATATTCCTCCTTTACCTCCAATGATTCCTCCTTTACCTCCAATGATTCCTCCTTTACCTCCAATGATTCCTCCAACATCAATACTACTGATATTAACACCATCAATAGCAGTAGATCTTCCATTATCTCTAATTATTTCTCTATCACCATCAATATCAGTAAGTAATCCATTTCCTCCAACATCAATACTATCTATATTAACACCTCCGCTACCATTAAGTCCTCCTTTACCTCCAGTATTATCAATGCCTCCAATATTATCAATGCCTCCTTTACCTCCCATATTTCCTCCAACATCAATAGCAATAGCTTCTGTGTTTCCTCCAATATCAGTACTATCAATACCTCCACTATCAGGTCTTCCTTTACCACCCATTACTCTATTAATTGTCACTCCAACTCCAGATTCTGTTCTTCTACCTTTTCCTCCTCTTCCGTATCTGTCACCTTTTCCACCCCTGCCTCTTCTTCGGTGTTGATAGATTGTATATGGATATTCATCAACATAGTTATATGGATATCTATAGTCATATAAATATGGATATTCATTTATATAGTCATATGGATATGTATAGTCGTACGGGTATTCTAAAACTGTGTTAGATATTGATTTTTGAAGTGTATTATTTAACTTATTACACTCAACATTACATTCTTCTAAAGAGTTATATTTTCCTTTTTTATTTAAGTCATTTGAATTTGTACCGCTTTCATTACTTGAAATATTTACACAGTTATGATATCCTGATTGTGTTCCTACGCAATCATATGTAATTGAAGATTTATTTTTTCCTAATTCTCCTTTTTTTATTAACCAAATTAAAATAGCAACCAAAACACAAAAACCTAGAAATAATAAAACTTTTTCTATACGGTTCATTTTTTATATTAAATATAAGAATTTTCTTATATTTAAAATTATTATTTCTAAAATAAATAACACATGGTATCAATAAATCCTGCTACTCAATCATATGATTTTAGACATATGTATGATTTTTCAGATATTAGAGGTAAACCTTCTAAAGTTGTATATCCTCCGAATTCTTTAATGGATGTAATTGATTCTAATGAAGATTTTTCAATATTTTGCAAAATAGTAAAAAAAACTAAATATGATATTAAATTATCAAGTAAACAAGCAAATTTTACATTATTTGTACCGTCTGATTTTCATTTAAAACAAAAATATAGTCCAAAATTTTTAAATAATATTGATGTCGGATTAGCACACCAAATTTTAAATTTTTCAATGATGAACCGAATTTTAGACAAAAATTTGTTACAATCTAGCCCAACAAGTTTATATCCAGTTATTAATCGCTCTTTAATAACTATCAGCACAGTATCCGACATAACAATGGTAGAAGACGGAATTAAAGTCATACATTGGAATCAACCTGCATCTAATGGAATTATACATGTTATAGATGACATTCTTATACCAAAGAATAGTTTTCACTCTTCTTAAAATTTATAAATCATTTTATGGTGTAGGAGGAATATACGCAAAAGAAATTAAAATTCCTAATGTTATCAGTGAACCTATTACAAACCCTGCTATATTTATTCCTGAAATATTTTTATCTTTTATACTATCTACCCATGTGCTTTCATTTTTACATTTTTGTCTCATATTAAAAACAACACTTGGTATAATAATTAAAAATATAGCTGAAAATAATGCTACAAAACGTCCTTTGGTAAGTGGGTTTTTAACTACACTCATCATTATATTTAACAATGCATAATATAACATACCAATACCACAACCCAATAATCCCATTGATAATTCTCTTAGTAAGTTACTTTCGCAACCAACACTGAGATGATTAACTGAATACACTAATATACCACCATATACAGATAAAAATAATGAAATTAATAATATCACTGGAAGAGAAGCAATATTAAAAACATCTAATATTGCATATATTAACATCCCAGACCCAAATCCCATAAAAAATTCAATAATTTTCTTGTTTATATTAGCAGACTCTAAAGAACAGTTTTTTTTAATAACAACTCCACCTGTAGCCATTAGTATTATAAATACTGCTATAATAACAATAATAATTTTGTTAATTATTGAACCACTTTTAAACTTTGTAGCCATATTACTAACACTTGCACTAGCATTATTAGTCAAATTTGTAATAGAGTCATTAATACTTGATATATCCATTTTTATTAAATGTTAAGAATTTTAATTAATTTAATTAAAATTACTAACTATTATATTTAACTCACTCATTTTATATTAAAAGTTCAATAATTCTCATAAAAATCAATTATTCTTATATTAATTTATATAAGGCATATGATTATATTTAATAGAATGACTTATTCCACAGCATTCATATATATCACAAATGTATCTTTCTTTGTGAAAGATACAATGTATCTTTTTTTGTTTTTTGCTTTTCGCTAATTCACAGTATAAAATTTTACGTTTACCTACTAGTTTTTTATAATTTAAACATAGTTTTCTTTTTTTATTAATAATCCACATTTCATTACTCTGTGTTTTCATCATTTTATTAATAATTCACATTTCATTATATAAGTTATAATTTAATATTTTTAATATTAAATTAAGCTACTCTTTTCATACTAAACATTGCACTTATTTGAACTAAAGGATTTGCAGGAGACGGTCCATAAGAATCTTTATATACAGTTTCAAATACTGTTCCATCAGAAAGATATACTCCAAATTTAAAACTATCGTTTGGCTTAAATTTAATCGTTTGAGTCATACCATCTCCATCAATTTTAATAAAAGGAGATATTAAAGGATTTGGTATATCATCTATAGCAGCTCTAAAAAGTCTCCTGACAGAATTTGGATTATTAGAATAAATAATATTCGTATTACCACCACTAGATGCAGATATATTTTGCAATTCGACATATACATACGGATAAAAAGCAACTCTACCTCCTGTTTTTAATGTTAAATTTGGCAATACTAAATTTATTAACTCTACTTCATAACAAACCATTTGTTGCTGAGATACAGTACTTCCAGTATAAGTAAAGGGAACAACATTATCACGTGTAAATTGTAAAATTTCAAAAGTAGTGGAGATCTCATTAGCTATAGATTCAACCGGATTTTCTAAAGTTATTTCATACAAAGTAGGTGTAGGAGGACACGGTGGAGTAATGCATGGTAGAGGAATACCTGTATAAGATATTATACGATAAGATTTTCCTTTATTACCTTCGCTAGTAAAATAAATAAAATTATTTACATATTCATTAGGTATTTTACTAGGCATATATGATGTAACAGGTATAGTTTGTAACACAATTTTACTAGTGTTTGTATACATAATACCTGTTCCAAATAATACAGGAGGTTTTTTACGTATTGATAAAGTATCAGCAGTGACCCACGAAGGAGTTAATAAACTAGCATTAACTCCTGCAATGTGATTATTACCATTATAAGTTAATATTTTTACACTTTTTTGTTTTGTTTCATTCCATAAAATACAACTAGTATAAAACCAATCAGCTGGAACACTATTAGGTATATAAAAAAGACCTTGATTAATACTGATAACATTTGTAGGATTTACAAATAATACTGGTTGAGTATCCGATCCAGGAGTAGGTAAAGGAGTAGATACAGTAACAAAAAAATAATCATATCCTGTTGTAGGAGGTATATCTAAATTATCTGAACTATTATACTCCCATCCAGATATAACTGTTGCATTTGATGTCATATTTACACTAATCGGCATTCCAATGTAATAATCACATGTTTTTTTTAAATTTGAAGTTCTAAGAAATTTTACTAAAAATCTTAAAAGTGTGTTGGATGAATTGCCAACAAACATACCTGCTGGTGGGTTTAAATTACCTTCTTCAGTTGATGTACTTGAATCATTTGTCCATGTAATTAAAGGTGCTGCGTCAGATACTGGATCATATGCATCAAATTGCCCTCGTGTTCCAGTTTGTGATATTAAAACATCAAAACTTGATGGGTTAGGAAATTGTATTCTATTTCTATATGTACTAACAATTTCAAAATATCGAGTATTAGACATTTTATATTATTAAAATTTTTTATTTAAATAATATAAAATGTCTTATAACATATTAAGAACGTCTTGCTCTCTTGATAATACATCAGCGCGTACGTCAAACCAAAAATTTTTATCTCTTTATGCACCTATTTATTATATAATGAGCAATTGTTCATCGTGTTCTTTACAAGATTCTAATCGTGTTATTTACAATAATTCACCAATTGAAAATGAAAAAAAGTATAACTATGAAGAACAAAAATCAGAATATATACACAAAGAAATTGATAGAATACGACGAGATCTCCACCGTAAAAGAATGGCTAGTCAAACTTCTGAAGGATTTGAACGATCAAATGTGGTTAAAAATAGTTCAATTACACCAACTGGAAACTTTTCATAAAAAATTACTCATAAATTTGTTGTATTTTTAACAAAAAATTGTTAAAAATAAAAAAAATAGTTTTTTTACACGTATAATTATATTTTAGGAAAACAAAAATATGTCATTCTTCTTTTAGCTCAGTATAATTATCAAATAATTCATTATAAAATTGTTCTCTAAGTTTACTTATTATTTTTCCTAATATATTTAATCCTACATCATCCATTTTTCCCCAGTATAAATCAATAGAATGTACTATAATAGGTCTAAGACCTGTTTGTAATAAATTATTACGTATATTTAAATTTTGCTCAAATTTATATTTTAATATAAGTTCCATTACAGAATTTTTTACATCATCCCATTTAAAAATATTATCATTTTGATCTTTTGATATATTTTTAAAAGAATTAAAAGCAACTGCTGCTGTTGGAAAAGTTCCAACTCCTGGAATAGTAACTTTTCCATCAGTTGAATTATTTAACCCATTCAAAAAATTGTTACAATTATTATATATGAATAATGGTTCAAAAAACTTAGACACGAAATGTTTTTGCGATCTTGTTTGAGGAGATCCAATTCTTCTCCATTTTTCTTTCATATTTTTACGTCTATTATGATAAATTGTAGTTTCATCAATTGCTTCAGAAGGAGTTAAGTTGTATAAATAACATAGCATACATGCAACTACTATACCAGATCTTCCGTGACCTCCTTTACAATGGATATATATTTTTTCACCTGTATCTAACGATTTAAGTATATTACCAATTTTTACAATAAGATTAGAAAAATTTTTCCAATTTGTTGGAATTCTTCTATCAGGAATAGGATAATTAATGTACGTATGATTAGTTTTATATGGAACTATATTTTTTTCATTTGAAAAAGTAAGATCTATAAAAAATCTTACTCCTATTCTTTCATACTCGTCTACGCATTCTTGAGATGGATAAGCTCCAAATAATGCTTCATCTTTGATAAATTCAGAACTTCTATCCATAGTTTCTTGTTTACAAAAAAAGAAACTTTAAATTCAATTTAAGTTATTAATAACTTAAATTTTAACTGATATTTTAATAATTATCTAATAGGACAACTTCCATTTGCACACTCTCCTTCTCCTACAAATTCTTCATCTTTTACTGAAAAACAAATTCCTTCTGTAGATGTAATATTATTACACTGAGATTTCATCAAGTCATATTGTTCTTTTGAAATCTTTTCAAGAGGAGCTTGTTGGAATCCATGATCGCTATGTAACAAGAAAGATACAGATTTAATACTATTGTTATAATTTTTTCTCAACCATTCTTTAATATCATCAAGTTCTTCTTTTCTATAATAAACTGTACATGACACACTATTATCACTCCATTCTGTTTGTAATCTTTTTACATATTCTAACTGTTGAAGAGCTGTACATTCATCTGCAAAAACTGTTCCTTCTGGTAACGAATAAGGAAAAGATACAATCTGAGTATTAGGATCAATAGATTGATCAAAATTTTTAGAATATTCAACTGGATATCCATTCTTTTTTGCCAACTCAATTAACTTAGATTCTGAAGAAATTCGAATACGCCTAATGTAATATCTAGAAAATCCTGGATGAATTCCAGATGTGCAACCACCAAGTAATGACAATGTTCCAGACGGTTTACATGTAGTTAGTTTAATACTAATAGAAAATCCATGATCATGTGAATATTGTTTGTCATAAACTCTAAGATAATTATAGCATAAAGGCAACCAAGATTTTTGCTCTTCTGTTGCCTGTAAATATCCAGTTACTCCAAGACCCATTCTCATATTTTTATGTACAATATTTTCTGTTTCTTTGCTATCGGGACAATTTAAAGCTAATGAGTGCTTGCAAATTCTATATAAATAAGTAGCACACTTAAACAACTCATCTTTAGATGTTATATTAGGAAGATAAATTTCACCTAAACAACACGTTTCGTAACTTTCCAAGCTTTGTTCCGCACAATTATTTACCCAGACTCCAGACAGGTTGATTTTTTCATCATTGGATTTTGTAACTACAGCAAGAGTATGATTATCTTCAACTGTAATATTATATACAGTATGTAAATCTGGTAATTCTTCAACATATGATACTCTATGATTTAAATCAGTCACCATTTGTTTGAAATGAGTCCAATTTGTAGGAATATAAGGATTAGGAGTTTTTGTTTGTATTCTAAAAGGAATACCTTTTTTTCTACATTCATTTTCCCAATCTTTTTTCATAACTATTTCCAAATTTTCTTGGAGATCTTTGTATACCATTGCTTGTTTGTAGAAAGTCTGTTTACTTTTTGCATCTTTTGTAGCGCGATTACTTACACGTCGTTTTTCAATTACATCTTTATTTTTATTAGCACAACTATAAGAACAATATGGTTGCCCACGTTTACCCCAAATAACATTAAATTCGGCATTACATATTTCACATTCTCTAACAATACGAAGAGCTCCATCTTCTAATAATCTAACTGTTTTCAAACCAGCATCATTTGCTTTTTGCTCTAATTCATCCCATATTTTATGATCCCATTCTTTTTTTTGAATAGACATTTTTATTGACATTTTATCTCTATTTTCATCAGACATAGCATTACTTAATTTTGTAATATAATCTGGATTTTTGCATCTTTCTTTAGTTTTTTGACCAATCAAACTTTTTGTTTGATCTGAATGCTTTTTCCCATACATAGGATTTTTATCACCAATTAATTCTTCACCATGAAGACGAGAATGATCACTTGCTGTTGTAATTTCTAAATTATCAGGATTATTATTACTTTTATTTTCATCCTTGTGATGAATAACAACATTATCTGTTTTGCAACAACCATTATAAACACCTTGTTTATGTTGTTTTTCAAAATCATCAGGATTATAAAATTTTTTAATCATTCTATGTTCAGTTAATCTTTTTCCATTCAAATCTTTAATAACAATATAATCATCTTTGCCATTTTTACATTTCTTGAACATTGGTATTGAATCACCCTTAACTAGTTGGTCAGCTGTAAGATCTCTTCCATCTGTTGTAAAAAATTTATGATTTGGAGTGACATCCATATATTCTTCTTTATGTTGTCCACCAAAATGTATACGAAGTAGTTTCATATTTGTTCCTGTAATACGTGGATTACGACCCCATTTAATAGATACTTCACCGGATTCTGGATTTACTGAATATACTGGTACATCTTTATCTTCAGTAGCCAAATCTTTGATAGGTACTGCTCCTCTACCATCAGCAACTGCGATTAAAGTATCACCACTAAAACACGGGTTGTATCCAGCAACATTTGGATCAGGATATTGAGTTTCTCCAATACGTCCGCAAGTTTGTGATAATTTTAAATTAATAAGCCCATATGGTTCACCATTTCCATTATAAGCATCCCAAAACTCATTATTTTTTAGGATTTCTTCAATATTGTTACAAATTATAGAATTATTGCTATAACATCTCCAATTAGGAATATTTCCCAAATCCCAACGTTTTGCTCTAAGATACTCAGTATCTTCGCAATCTCCTAAAGCTAACTGAGCAGATCTGCGAACATTTCCTGATACAACTATCATTCCTATAATATTCATAATATCTAAAGCATCAACTGATTTAATTTTCATACCAGCCCTTTTATTTAAAAGGTCATTAATCTTCTTAATACCATCGCATAGCACTTCAGGACCTGATGACAAACCACCAAATCCTTTGATAACTGCACCTCGGCTTCTAAGTAAAACGCATGAATATGTAAATGACTCACCTGAATAAAAATGTGCTTTTAATACTTTACCTAATAATTTAACCCATCCTTCTCTAGAATCTGGTACAATATAAGTTGAATCGTATTCATCTCTCCTAATGATAGAAGAACTCTTAACAATTGGAAAATCTTTAATATCATCTAATGAAATTCTATAACCACACCCTGCTCCTAACATTAGGAAATTCATTACCCATGTAAATGGTTTTACAGGTTCATTGACAGTAACAAAAGCGCAATTTTTCGTTAATATACCATCTTCTAAAGTAAATTCTTCAAATTCAGGTTCATTCACACACCAAACTGGTTCTATATCATTTGTTGGTTTTACTTCGACAACTCTCCAATCTGGATTACCATTAAGTTTTTTATATCTTTGTTTTTGACTATCTCTGATAAAGAATTCTGATGGTAAATGATAACGATATATTTCTAATTTATAAAGTTCTCTAGGATTTCCATTAAATGGATTTTCATCAGAAGATAGTCTGACTGGACTTGTTATAATTCCTAAAATACTAAAAGCCGATTTTGCCCACAACAAAACATTTTCGTTTTTGTTTGTAATTGACATCTGACTTGATTTTTGAATAGATCCATCTGTACTAAACCATCCCGCTAAAAATCCGTATAAATATTCTTTATTCATATTTAACGAAGGTAAATCTTTCCAAGTTGATGGTAATCCTGTAATCATATTATTTTCTCTACGAACTGTAAAGAAGAATTTGGATAATTCTTCCTTTTTATCTCCGCACAGAGTAATACCACAAGAATTTACATTACTCATTTGATGACCATCACCAAATACAATTCCGTGTTGAATACCAACAGGGCAAATTTGCAAACATTGGAAATTTGTTCTATTTGCAAATGGTTGTAATTTCCAACCATTACATAATTCAGAAGTTGTTTTTATCTTCCAAGTAAACTTATTATCATTTTTCTTTGTTTTTACTATCCATCTATGATTAGCGGTTGTTCGGATGATACGTTTGCCTTTTCCCAAACCAACTGTTAATTCATATATTTGCTGAGGTTGATATGATTTAATTGTCGCATTAACCCATTTATCTTTTCCTCGGATAACTACGACATCTCCGTCATTATAATTTGAAAAACTTTTAATACCTTCTTTTGTCCAAAATTTAGTATCTACAGTAAAACAATTTTGAAGTGACATCAGTCCCATTTTATCAACTGTTTTTGTACCGAGTTGCCATAAAAAACGTCCTGCTACTGAACATTTAAGATTATATAGCAATGAAAATAATTCAGTAGATTCTTCATTTGTAAATCCAACTTTTAATTGAGTATTTGTCGCCTTTACAACTCTTTCAATACACTCACTCCATGATTCAACTGTACTATTAGGATCAGCATCGTTGTGACGACGTGCGTAGGTTCTTAAATATGTAAATAATCCTACTGTATTAAAAGGAGGAGGAGGTAAAACTTTCAAATTAACAATTTGATTATCTTTAGTTTGCATAGATGTCATTTTTGATTTTAATTTATATAAAATTTTTTTAATCAATTTTTTTTTATGTGTAATTAAAGTATTTGATAATTTAAAAATATCTTCACGTAAATAAAATGAGTTTATATAAAACTATATCTGATTTTGGAAATCTATCACCCGACGTGGCTCAAAACAATCCCATTAATTATTTATTATCAGATTCTATTGATAACAGTTTTAATAACGGATCAATTTCTCAAACTATTTCAGGACCTTATAGCAGAAACGGACAGGCATTTATGGCACAATATTGTTCTACTAATTTTGATGGTGTATGTGAATATGCATCTAAAGACAAATCAATTATTTATCCCAATTCAATAGGAATGGGACCTAACCAAGTTACACAAAATATTTCAGCCGGAGATTTTTTAGTAGCTAACACTGCAAGGCGTAAGTATTTAGTATCTATGGGAGGAGAATGTTGCATATTAAAAGTTGAAAATTTTGATCCAACGGTTGCGGCATCTCCTTTAGTTCAATATTGGGAAGAACAAAGTGTAAATGGTTGTATACCAATATATAAAGTAGATCCATCTAAAATTGATGATGATATAGTAATGAATAAAATATTATCTAATCCTATAATTGCTATAGATGTATTAATAAATATTTATAATACTGCAGTAAGATTGAATAAATTACACGAACTTAAAAATACTAAAATATACAATTTTTTTCAAACCGCTACTTTTCAGCATTACATTAAAAAGTTTTAAAAATTTAATTATCTTAAAATTAAATTTTATCATTCTACATCTTCTATAGACTTATCAATAGTTATGTTAAATTTATTTTTTTCTTCTTTTTGTTTATCAATAGTTATAACTAACATACCATTTTTATATTTCATAACAACATTTTTTTTGTCAGTTATGCTAATAGGAAGAATAATACTTCTATTAAATAATCCATATACAATCTCATTTTTTATAGCAACTCCTGAATATTTCCTTATCTTTTTTCCTGAAATACTTAAATTATTATTAAAAAAATCTACACTAATATTTTCAATATCTCCAGGTAAATCTACATATAAATATAACTTATTATTATCATCTACCATGTCAATACGTGGAATCCATTTTTCATTACATTGGTTTTTATTCATAACTGATTGAATAGCACCTACTAAATCATCAGGGCTGTTCATACTATTTATCCCATTCATTATAAAATCTTGTAATGACATTTATTACAAGATTCGTTATTTTAAATTAAATTAAATTATTTATTTTTACAATATTTATTAAGCCTATCAACAAGATTATACGGCGATGGCGACTGTGACATTAAATGAGATTCAGATGCGTATTTATTAATTTTATCAGAATATGATAACGTAGGTCGAAAATGCGATTCGTCTTGATTTTTATGTACTGTACTAGCTAACTCTATTCCATTATTTAAATCTCCTTGATTTGCTACTTGATTTGTTGCTTGATTTGTTGCTTGATTATCTTTATCTTTATTTTTATACGTATAAAATAACAATATTAACCCTCCTATACAAATAGCACCTATTAAAATATGAGTCCAGTTAATTTTAAATCGTTGACTGTGCTCGTGTAAAACATCTTGATTAGACAAATTACTTCTAGTACGAGGATCAATTTGAGGTTGCATACCCTTATCAGACATTATCGAATGAGGTATACCTAAACGAGGCGTACCCAAATTAGCAGTTTTAGGAAGATCTTTTTTTACTATTTCTAATTCTATATCACATGGATTGTCAGATTTAAGTATTAAAAAATAATTTTGATACACGTTTTTATCTGCTAGAATATTACCTGAAATTGTTTTTTTAACTTCTTTATATACTAACTCTTGTCCGTTATCTAAAGTTGATTGATCAACTACAAGAGCATTAAACGGTGTATCATCTTTACACGTAACTGTGAAAGATAAATCAAAATTTATACTATCACCATTTAAATCTATCAATTTTTTAATTTTTCCAAGATTATGTGTTTGTTTTACACCAGCCATCTTTTACAATAAAATTTAATTCTTTTAAAACAAATAAGACAAATTATAAAATAAATATGCAACTTATTACATTTATTTTATCTATGTTTTTTATGAGTATTTGATAAGAATTAGTTTTTACAAAATGTTCATTTACATTATTAAAGTTTTATATTTTACTTTCTACTTTCTAAGTATACTAAAATATAAAAATAAATCTATTCTTAAATAAATGAAAAAACCATTTTTAATCGGGTTAATTTTGTTAATCATATTAATTGTTTCAATCATATCGATTATTTTAATTGTATATCATAAAAATACAGAATTTTATTACAATGATTTATATAAGTTTTACAGTAAACAACCAACTGACTTAATGATACCTAAAGTTATCATACAAACTTATTATGATAAGTCTAAAATACCAAATAAAATATATAAAAATATTCAAAAATATGCTCCTGAATATAATCATATAATATATGATGATAAAGAATGTATAGAATTTTTAGAACAGTTTGATGTAACTTTTAAAGATATAAAAAAACTTAATTTTAATATTGTAGATAGATTTAAATCTTTTGAAAAAGGAGCTCATAAGGCAGATCTATTTAGGTATTGTTATTTATACCAACATGGTGGAATTTATTTAGACATTAAGACAGAATTAATTAAACCATTAAAAAATATATTTACACAAAATAATACCTTATATACTGTTCTAAGTCTTATTACTGATTCTATATATCAGGGAATTATTGCTGTATATCCTAGAAATCCTATTATCGGACTTTTAATTAATCAATGTGCTTTTTATAGCGATATTAAGTTAACTAAAAATTATCATATATTTACAAAGTTTTTTTATAAATGTATATTAAATAATATTAAAAAATCTAAAATATTAGCCGGAACCCATACTATTAATGGATATAATATTTACTTTTTTAAAGAAACAAAATATGAAAAATCTGAATGTGATAATAAAGTAGATAGATATAAGCTATGTTCTTTCATTAATGATGAACATAATAATAAAATTTTTAAAACTAGGTATTTTGATTTTCCTTGGTAAATTTATTAAAATATACGGTCTAAACATTAATTAATGTTTGAAAAATAATAAATTTTTTATTTGTACCAAATATATAAAACTTTTTTATACACTTTATTTCTATTCTGTTAATTTAAGTATCAAACACTTTATTTGAATTTTAATTTATTTTTAATTTATTTTTACTTTTTTTGGACTTTTTCTACGACTTTTTCTACGACTTTTTCTACGACTTTTTCTAGGACTTTTTCTACGACTTTTTCTACGACTTTTTCTACGACTCTTTCTAGGACTTTTTCTAGGACTTTTTCTAGGACTTTTTCTAGGACTTTTTCTAGGACTCTTTCTACGACTCTTTCTAGGACTTTTTCTAGGACTCTTAAATGAAAATCTTGATTTTTTTAAATTGGACAATTCTAAATCACACCAGTATAAAGATGTTTGTAAATTTTCTATGTACTTACTATAAACGTTTTTTTCTTTTATTAAAGATGTAGGAAACACCATTTATAATAAGTAAATATTATTTTACAAATATCCATTCTACATAATCATATATATCTTCTATATCACATTGTGTTCCAATACTTTTTTTACAAATTTCATCATCTAAGTTTAGTGATTTCATATTAGCATCATGCAATTCATCTAAGTTTTTTGGTTTTATATTAGTATCGTCTAATTCATCATCTGAATGTGAATATTCTTCTAAATCTAAGTTTTTTACATTTTCTAAATCTAAGTTTTTTAGATAATCTTGTTTAGCTACATCAATAAAAACATTTGGTGTAAATGATTTTATTTGAAAAAATCTTGGTTGATATAATGTATTGTATTTAAACAATTCATGTTTATTCATACCTATAAATCCAAATTTATTAAATAATGTTAACTGTGTTTTATTACAATCTTTTGAATCCATTTATATTAAAACATTTACTATACTTATTATATAATTTTTCTTTTATTTCATATACTCTTCTAACAGGACAATAATAATAACCTGTTCCGTGACATTCATAACAATTTCTGTAACTAGGATATTTTCCTTTCCCATCACATGTAATACATTTATTATCTATAACTGTTGATAATATAATTCCCATTTATATAATAAAATATTATATTGCTTGCGAGTTTGTTTGTCTCATATAGTTATTTATTTTTTATACAGTATTGAAGTGTATGTTTTAATCCATCTTCCAACATTACTTTTGGTTCCCACTCCAATAAAGTGATAGCTTTTGTTATATCTGGGCAGCGACGTGTTGGATCATCATTTCGAATTGGTAAATTTTCTTTAATTGAAGTAGAATTTGATAACTTAATTATTAAATCGGCTATATAATTAATGTTATGTTCTTTTGGATTTCCCAAATTAATAGGTCCGTTTTCTTTTGAATTCATCATTTTTACCAATCCATCAACTGTATCATCTATATAACATAAACTTCTTGTTTGATTACCGTCTCCGTATATAGTAATTTTACTATTTAATAATGCTTGATGAATAAAATTACTTACTACTCTACCATCCTGTTTATTCATACTAGGACCATATGTATTAAATAAACGAACTATTTTAATGTCAACATTATATAAACGAAGATATTCCATCATTATAGTTTCAGCGATTCTTTTTCCTTCATCATAACATGATCTAATACCTAATGTATTGACATTTCCTTTATAACTCTCTGACTGAGGGTGTTCTAAAGGTTCTCCATATATTTCAGATGTAGATGTAAATAAAACTTTTGCGTAATTTCTTCTGGCGTAATCAAGAATGTTAATTGTACCATTTACACATGTTTTAATTGTCTGCAAAGGAAATGATTGGTAATATTTTGGAGATGCCATACATGCAAGATGGTAAATTTGATCTATATCTTTAAAATTATATAACATAAACATAGGAGTAGTAATATCTAATTTTAAAAATTTAAAATTTTCATACATTTGTAAATCATCTATATTTTCAGAATAACCGGAACATAAGTTATCAACACATATTACTTTATGTCCTTTTTTTAATAAAAAACGACAAAGGTGATTTCCAATAAAACCTGCTCCTCCAGTTACAAGAATTTTCATTTATTTATAACTAATATTAGTTATAAATAACATTTGTAGAATATGGATCTGCAATACATAATTTAAAAAATATAAAGATGTTTAATTTATATTTTTTAAATTTTTAAAATAAGGATAAATTATTTAGGATTTTAAAATTTTTTATAATTATTTTATATTTTACACAAATTTTGTGTAAAATATAAAATAAATTTTAAAAATCTTTTTTTTCCTAAAATGTATTTTTGAGTTTAAAATCAGAGGGACTAAAAAACATTGTTTTTTTCTAAAATAATTTTTATTAATTTTTATTAATTTTTAAATGAAAATTAATAAAAATTAATAAAAATTATTTTAAAGATTAACTATTAGTTAAATAAAATGACTTATAAATGTAATTTTTGTAATACTATTTTGGCATCTGAATATTCATTATCAAACCATCAAAAAACTGCAAAGAAATGTCTTATTAAACAAGGAGTTGATTTTAAAGGTAATTTTGAATGTGTTATATGTAATCAAAAATTCACACTTAAATCAAATCTAAATACTCATAATGTATCTTGTTCTAAAAAAAATAACATTATAAAAACGAATGAAGAAAATACTTCACTTAAATCTAAATTATTAGAATTTGAAATTAAATATAATACGTTAATTGAAGATAGAAAAGAATTTGAAATTAAATATAATATGTTGTTACAAGAAAAAAAAGAATGGAAAATAGAAAGGAAAGAATTACTAGATAAAATAACTACAGCTGCTTTAAGTAAAACAAATACAGTAAATAATAAAAATATAAACATAACAACATACACAAGAACAGATGAAGAATTAAAAACCATATATGACAATAATCTTACTCCTTCCCATATTGAAGGAGGTATTTCTGCTATTACAAAGCTTATCGTAGATAAAGTTGTTACAGATGTTAATGGTATAAAAATGATAACTATAACAGATAAAGCAAGAGGAACAGCGAGATATAAATTACCTAGCGGAGAGGATGTTGTAGATAATGGATTAAATACATTTACAACAAAGAACAGAGATATATTAATGAGACGTATTTATAATATGATAACTGGTGATAGAGCAACATCTGATCAGATATTGGATGTTGATACTACAATATCAAAAGGTTATACTGAAATAACGGATGATGTTGAAGGAGATGTTCTTAGAAGTAGTTTAATAAAAAATATATAGTAAAAATTTTATATTTTTCATAAGAGTTTGAAAAGTCTTTATAAACTCTTATGAACCTTAGTTCCATTTTATTTTAAAAAAAAAAGCGAACAAGCAAATAGAGAAATATTTATTTTTCCGGAAAATAAGGAAATAGAATATTTTAAAGATACAATAAAAAAAAAAGTTATAGAATTATTTTACGAATTTAGAATTTGTAAAATAATTTTAAAAAAGGAGGAGGAAAAACTTTTGTTTTTGTTTTAAAATATAATATATATTATTTTTAAAACACAGGATTTGTAAAAAATCGTAAAGTCGTAAAATCAAGGTTGTTGACCTACATTTTATAAAATTTTATAAAATTTTATTTTATAAAATTTTATTTTATAAAATAAAATATGAGTATAATTTGAGAGTGAGTTTTAAATATTTTATAATCATTAATAATATTTTATAATAGTATTAAAGAGATATTAAACCTTGATAAATGGAATGCCAATATTGCAAAACTATACTTAAAACAAATTCAGCATTAAAACAACATCAGACAAAAACTAAATACTGTTTGAAGTTACAAGGAAAAGATAATGAAAAAGGAACTTTTATTTGTAAAGGATGTAATAAAGATTTTTATCAAAAAATAGTATTAAATACACATATTAAAACATGTAGTTTTTGTAAAACAGAAAATTTGTTAAAAAGAATAGAAATATTAGAAAAAGAGAAAAAAGATTTGATACAAGAGAAAAAAGATTTGATACAAACATTAGCTAAAAACACTAGGAAAACTACTAACATTCACAATACCGTAAACTTATCTGTCTTTAATAAAACCGAAGAGGATATAAAACAATTGGTCGAGGATAATTATAACAAAGAGTATTTGATTGAGGGTCAGAAGGGTGTTGCAAGGTTCACTCATTCTCATGTATTAAAAACTGAAACAAATCAAATGCCTATGTATACAATAACCGATAAGACAAGAGGTAATGGAAAGTATAAATCATCTAATTCTGAAGTTGTGATAGATAATGGAATGCACGGATTAACAAAGAAGTTACATCCTAGTATAAAGAACAAGGCAATAAATATAGCAATAAAAGAGGATGCTATGAATAATCAAGATATATACGAAGGATATCAGGAGGTGTTTAAGATGGATGATGATAATTCGGTATTTAGAGAAGAAATGATAAGATTAATGTGATTATCTTGAGTTTATAATAAATTGAAAAAATAATATTAAAATATTATTTTTAAACAAACTATGAAACAAGTTAAATCAACTTTTATATTTCAGAATATTCCAAGCGATATTTTTAAGTGTATCTCATATTACTTAAAAATAAATGAGATAGTTGCTTTAAAATCATCATCAAACACACATAACAAACTAACTAAAACTGCTATATCTAAGCATATTTCAGAAAACAGATGGAGTTGTGAATCTTTAACTAAATTACCTATTAAATTACATAAATACGTTACTATACTTGACTGTCAAAATACATCATATGATATTATAGTTTTTCCAAATAACTTGGAACAGCTTATATTTAGTAACAAATGCGATCCATCAATTTTCACAAGTGTTTTCCCAAAAACTTTAACCCATCTAACTATTGGTGATACTTTTAATCAACAAGTTAAAGTTGATGTTTTACCTTCAACTTTAACACATTTAACTTTTGGATGGAACTTTAACAAAAAAATTGGCATAGGAGTTCTTCCTACTAATTTAACACATTTAACTTTTGGAAGAAATTTTAATCAAACATTTGATACAGGTGTTTTACCTAGTGGTTTAATAGAATTGACTTTTGGTTTTGATTTTAATCAAAAATTTGAGAAAGGAGTTCTTCCATCAAATCTAACACATTTAACTTTTGCACCAACATATAATAAACAAATAAAAAAAGATGTTTTACCACTAAGTATAACAAATCTAATTATAGGAGAATCTTTTGAACAAATATTTACAGACGGTTTAGGTTCTTTATGTTTAGGTATAACACATATAACTATTGAATGGAATTTTAGCCGTCCTATTTTTAAAGGATTTTTTTCTTCAAGTATAACACACTTAAATGTTACTAATTGTTGGTCTGATAATTTTGAGTATAAAATTTCTAAAGAAGATTTTCCACCAAATCTAACACATTTAACTTTAGGAGATGACTTTAATCATCCTATTAGTTTTGGTGTTTTACCATCAAATTTAACACATTTAAGTTTTAATTGGAATTTTAATCAACCGATTGAAAAAGGTGTTTTACCATCAAATTTAACACATTTAAGTTTTGGTTGGAAATTTAATCAACCGATTGGAGTTGGTGTTTTACCTACAAGTTTAAAATACTTAAAATTTGGACGTAGATTTAATAGACCGATTGGTATTGGTGTTTTACCTACAGGTTTAAAATATCTAAATGTAGGGAGAGATTTTAATCAACCAATCGGAGATTGTATTTTACCTATAGGTTTAAAACATTTTAATCTTTGGGATATTTCAAATGTATTCTATAACATAGATGATGATAGAGGTTATAACTTTACAAATACGGGTAATAATACTTTTACTTGGACTAATGCATTTAATGTAACTACACTTACTACAATTCCGCGAGGTCAATATACCATAGCACAGTTATTAGCATTAATAAATACAGCATTTTATTCAGCATATACCCCTAATAGCTCTGTATCATTAATTTTAAATTCAACTTAAAAAATTTGAAATATAATCATAATTTGTAGAATGAAAAGTTTAACTATTTATATGAGTTTGACTTATTTAAGTTTAAAATATTAAATTAAATAATAAATGTCTAAACTTTATACAAAAACTGGAGATTTTGGAATGACTTATTTATATGATGGTAGTAGAAGAAAAAAAAATTCTATATTTTTTGATGTATTAGGAGACATTGATGAATTATCAAGTCATATTGGAATGTTGTGTGCTATACTTTATGATTGTAATGTTAAAGTAAAAAATAGTTGGTGTACAATTATAAGCAATTATTTTAAAAATGACAATATGTCTGAAGATTTAGATGATGAAACTAATGAGAAATTAACTATTTTACGAGATATTCAAGTAAAGTTATTAGATATTGGAAGTAATATTGCAGTTGTTGATTGTAGTAAAAAAGAAAAAGTCCCAAAGTTAACTGAAAATGATGTTAAACAATTGGAGTTATGGATAGATTTATATGATATTGTTCCGTTAAAAGAATTTTTGATAACTGGTGTTAATAAAACAGATTCACAGTGTCATATATGCAGATCTACATCTAGAAGAGCAGAAAGGAGTATGTGGAAGTTAACAGATGAAGTTGAAGTTGATGAGAATATTTTAAAGTATATGAATAGGTTAAGTGATTTTTTCTTTTCATTTAGTAGAAATTTAGCAAATTACAAAGAAATTAAAGTTAGTGATATAAAAAATATTACTTAAATATGTTAAGTAATTTTTCATTAAAATGTTATAAAAATAACATTTTAATAAAAAATAATATATATTAATAAATGTCGGAAGGAAATATAAAAACAGTTGGAAAAAATATAATAACTTCATCACCTTATACTATATATCAAGCAGGTATATTGGCAACAATAGTAACAGGAGATTATAAATATATATTTTTCAGTTTACTTGCATTTTTAATGGGGGATGGATTCAATGCACTTGAAAAACAAATAGCAAAAAGATTAATGGGAAAAAATTCAGAAATTGGTCAACGTCCAAGTGGATGCGGAATAAGACAAGATAATTTAGATGGAGCTGAATGTACAGGATGTGGAATATATCCATCAGCTGGAAGTAAAAGTATAACATGGGGTATGCCTAGCGGGCATGCTCAAATAACTTCGTTTGCTTCAACTTATTGGACTATTTATGTATGGATGAAATATGTTCATGAAAAAGACTTGTTAAAAAAAAGTAAATTAAAAACTCAAGCAATTACTAGTAGTATAATTATGTGGTCATTATCATTAGTAGTATGGACGCAAAGAGTTGTGTCTAAATGTCATACAGTATTGCAAATTATTACAGGTATTGTATTTGGTATTGTATTTGGAATAGTTGGATATTATATTTCATCATTAGTTTTTAAGGACATGCCTGTAATTAGTCTCAATTTTTAAATAAAAAGGTATAAGTTATTTGCATCAGCAGCAATTCAATTTTATAAAATTGAATTGTTTATATCATGGTGTATACTTTTTATTTACAGTTTTTTTTTCGTATATGTCAATACATTCTTCGTATTTTCTTTTTGTTGATATATTAATTTTTAATTTTGCATATATAGAAGTTTCTGCATATATTTCAATCCATCGTTTATATTTTGGTTTATTATTAGGCATTTTTAATTAAACAGTTTAATTAAAAATTGAATATTTTTAAAGGATAGCAAAAGTTTAAAAAGATGTCAAAGATTTGCTATCCTTTAAAAATTATTGATTCAAAATTTGAAAATAACAAATGTTATTTTCTAGTACAATGGAAAAAATTTAAAGAAAATACTTGGGAACCTGAAGAAAATATTTCTCACAGAGTAGATTTGATAGAAGAGTATAGATCTATGTCAAGTATTGAAAATATGTCATTAGTTAGCAATGGTTTTATTTACTGTAGAGTTAGTAGCAAACAACAAAGTTTGTATAATGAAGGACATACAAGTCTTGAAGTACAAGAAACAGAATTACGTAATTATTGTATAGCTAATAATGTTAATGTAATTAAATGTGTCAAAGAAGTTTATTCAGCTCGTTCAATGGATAACATGAAAGGATTACATTATCTTTGTAATATAGCATCAGCTGGACAAACCATATATGTATATGATATTTCTAGATTTTCTAGAAATGCACATCACGCGTTAAATTTACTGGAAAAACTAAATGATAGAAATATTTCTGTTCATTCTATGAAAGAAAATCTTACTTATAGAGATATATGGTCTAGAAATCAATTTAGAATACAATTATCTGCTGCTAATTTTATGTCGGACATTTGTTCCGAAAAAGTGAAAGCTTCAATTTCTTTTAGAAGAGCTAGAGGAGATTATATTGGATTAACTCCTTATGGGTTTTCTACTTCTATAAATAAGACGACACGCGTTCGTTCAAAAGTGACAAATGAAGAAGAAATGAAAGTTATTGATTTAATTAGAAAATATCATAATGATATGGTGTTTCCATCTGAAATTAGTGATAACTTAAATTTACAAGAAATTAAATTTAGGAATAGAGAATTTACAGAATCAACTGTAAAACGAATTATACAAAGATTTAAAAATGATCTTAGTGTTGTATATCAAGTAGATAAAAAACAAACTCGGGTTAAAAGAGTTAAACCATATTAAATAATAAATTTTGGATTCTTAAACTATTATATATTTTAAGAATCATAAGTAGTAATAAAGTAATTAGTATTATGCCAATAAAAAAGGATATTATATACCCTGTTTTTCTGGAATGCTGTCAGTATGCAATAGATAATTTTTGGGTTAATATGTTTGAAGATCTTGCTTATGGAAAAACACCATATGGAACATATATAAGCAAAAATTTTTTTTGCTGTAATTACAAAAACAAAGAATTTAGTTATAAAATAGAAAGAAAGGAGTCAAACATATTATATACAGATATTTATAATTTACTTACAAAAAATTTAGGAATTTTATCTAGACAAGAGAAAGTAAAAAAACGTTTTGATTTCCATAAACTACAATCAAAAATAAAAGATACTAGACAAGAATGGGCAAATATTAGAAAAAAAAATATCAAAGATCTTTTAGTAGAAAGATATGTTATAGATATGAAAAATACTTATTCTTTATCTTTGAAACAATCAAAATACTTACTTTCTATTATTTTTATAGCTCTTATTTTTAAAGTTTTTACAAGTAAAGATATAGAATACGATGATGGAAAAATAAAAAGTATATCAGGAATTGAATTCACAAACAAGAACATATTAATTAAACGCGGTATTTACGATATAGATGTTAACATATCAGAAGAAATTTTTGAAGATAAAAAAATAATGAAAGATAATTGGGAAAAATACTTGACAAGTATTAAAAAACAAAAATCATAATTCAAAATCAAGTGTTAACCAAAAACGACTGTATCTAATAACATCAGGAGGTTTTACCGAATCATCGTTAAGTACACTTAAAAAGTTAAATATTTGTGTAATTTTTTTTTTATTAATTTCTCTTTTTCCGTTACTAGAAATACGTCCTCCGTTTGTAGCTATAAATCCGAGTATATAAGCAGTTGGGTTTAAATACTTAGCATTTTTTAAACTAGATGCAACTCTGCACATATAATTTCTGTCATTTACATTTATATCATAAACTCCGTTTTCTGTCATAGAATGAGAAATAGCACCTACATATATTTTAAAACGCTCTAGTGGATCATGTGTTAATTTATTAATATCTTTATTTAAATCTGATAATTTACCAGATATAACAACAGAAGTTCCACCGCAATCATCAGCTATACTAGTTCTTCCTACGTCTGAAAAACCTGCTTGTAATTGATTATCATCATCTTTATCTCTTCTTTCTTCGTCATCTGACCATTTATCTCCTGCATCTTCATCTTCGTCTTCATCTTCGCCGTAGTCACCGTCTTCTTCTTTTAATTCATATTCATCGAATTGATCCATTTATACTAAGACAATTATTTCATAAATTTATGAAATAAGTAATTTTATATCATATAAAATTACTTATTTCATAACATCATTTTTCCGATATAATAACTAACTGTAGAACCATTATGAAAATAATATTTTCTGATTGTAATGTATTTTTTTTATAACACTTGTTATAAAAAAAATGTTTCATAGTTATTTTGATTTATAAATATTTGAACTAGTATAAATTTAATTATTTAATATTAAACACATTATAATCAGACCTATTACCAATAAAATTATAATTATATCAGGATAAAAATATTTAATGTATGTTTTTATACCGTTAATTTTATAATTTTGTCTAATTTCAATTATTTCATCACCATAACCATAAGATTCTAATATAAAATTTAAATCAGTATTTCCGGGACCATGAACAAAATTAGGATTATTATTATTTATAACAACCTTTCTATTAGTTAAAGAAAAAGATGTTTTATTTGTAAATAAATTATCAGGTGGTAAATTTAATATAATTTTACAATCGATATCAAACTTAATATTATTTTTAAAAAAATCATTGTCACATGTATGTGACAATATTCTTTGATCATCTAGTTTAGAATTATTACAGTCATTTTCGTTGCATATATGTGATATAAATAATTTTAAATGTTTTACATAACCAATATATATACCAGCATTTAGAGATATTTTATTACCATTATGCTTACATTTAGAAGGAAATGTTTTTTCATATAAAAATTTATTAAATTTACATTTAATTTTTTCAATACCAAATAATATATTTGTATTATAACTTTTAAATTTATCTTCTAATCCAATATCATTAATAAATATAACATCATAACCATCCATTACTACTACTATTTCATTATCTGGTAAATCTGATAAAAATTTTGATATTTTTATATATCTCCACATAAATCCACCCCATTTTTCACCTTTTCCTAGTATTGTTAAATTATTACCCGATTTTTTTATTTGTTTTTCTAAAATATTTAAATAACCATCATTTTTATTAGCAACAGTAACAAATTTCATTATCAATTTATTATATATAATAATAATAAATTAATAATATGGAGAAAAAATTATTACCAAATAAATTACATTCTAGCCAGGAAAATCCTATAGATATCTTATTGGCTAAATTGGCAAATAGTATGAAAAATTTTTTTCATACATTACATTTTACACCAAATCATATAACAACATTATCTTTAATATTTGGATTAATGTCTGTATTTCTTTTATATAAAGATAATTATATATTAAGTGTAGTATTTTTTATAATTTCTTATTTTTTTGATGTACTAGATGGTATATATGCTAGAACATATAATATGGTAACAAAATTTGGAGATTATTATGACCATTTGACAGATTTATTAACAAATCTTTTATATGTTTCTATGATTATATATAAGTGTAAAAATCGTATAAAACTTATTCCTTTTTTAATAATACTTTTATTTTTTGCAATGGGTCTAAGTATACATTTTGGATGTCAAGAAAATGTATATAATTCTTCAGAAAGTGAAACATTGACTATCTTTAAAAAATTTTGTAATAATAAACCCGAACAAAAAATAAAATACACTAGATTTTTTGGATGTGGAACTTTTATACTTGTTATATGTATAATAGCATTATGCTCTAGTAAAATAAAAACAAGAGTTATAATTCTTTAAACTATACAATAATATTATTTATCACACTTTTCATTTCTCCATACATTTATTTCCAGGTACCTGTATTTTTTATCAGATGTTTTACCGTATGCTATTTCATACCCCGCTTCAACATATTTTAGCAACTAGATCTGGATAATATCCTTGAGACTTATAATTTTTTCCATACTTCAAAAAAATTATTTTTACAACATCCCCATCCACCCCCTTTTTTGTAATCACAAAAAAAATTATTATTTTTTAACATGGAATCAACATACTTTTTATGAGAAATATCATGATAGTCGTTCTCCATAATTATTAATTTTATATTATTTAATATTTCTGGCATATCTTTTAAAATATAATAAAAAGCACCTTCACAGTCTAATACTAATGTATCAAAAACTATATTGTATTTATGATTTAATTCTTCTAAATTTATTATATTAACCCATTTATATCCATCTTCTAACTCATTACTCGGTTTTGTATCCCATCCTTTTTGAATTAGTTTTTTTTTAGATAAAGCTGAATTTTCTATATGGAATTTGAAATTATTTAAATTTCTATTTTCTTCTAACTGTTTAGAAATATTCGTATCTGATTCTAATGATACAAAATTATCATTATTTATGATTGATGCAATTATTAGAGAATTACGTCCTATATTACCACCAATTTCTAAAACTTTTTCGTCGCCTGTTAAATATCTTATGGACATTTCTTGTTCAGGTAATTCTTCATTGAATTTTCCATATTTAATTTTTAATTTATTATGGAAAATTTTTAATTTATGGTTTATTTCCTTCTCTTTTTTATTGTGGTTATATATAATTAACCCAATCACTATAATAATAATACATAAAATTAATAGTGCTATCATTTTTTATTATAGAACTATTAATTAAACATGCAAAAATTTAACTTATAAAAGCATTTTTTAATAATACAAATATATTTATTAACATGACTTTTTAGGATAATTTAAATCATCCCATTCATAGTATACATATGTTCCAAATTGGAACATAATTTAATATTATAAAGAAAAACATACATAAAATATTTTTTCATATATTTAATATTTAATATTATTAAATATGAAGAATATTATAAAAATAGCATGTATTATTTGCATACTATTAATTAGTTTATTATTAGTTAGATTTTTAAATATTATAGTAGGTGTAACATTTTTCATTATAGGATCAGGTTTATTTTTATATTATGTATTTAATTATAATAAACCGAATTATGTTTATAATCCAACAAATATTATCTATACACCTCCAAAATATCCTATTAATTATGCATTATTATTATGCATGTACAATAATAAATCTAGACAAGATATGTATATAGATGTTATTAAATTTTATATAGATGTTTTAAAATTTCCTAAAAATAATATATTTATAGTAGATTCATCTGGAAATGGAGTAGATGATAAATATATATATAAAGAAAATCAAGTAGTATTTAACCAAAAAGAATACGAATCTGTTATTAAAACCTTTCCATGTAAAGGAAGCCCTAGCAAGTACGAAATATTATGTTTGTTAATTGCTAGTAAACAAGTAAATTTCGAGAAATTTACTTATGTTATAAAACTTACATGTAAATACAAAATACCTGAATTATATACTATAGAAAATAATATGAATTCAGTATTACTTATACAAAATAAAACACATAAAAATGAACAATATTCTGAAATATTCGGTATTAATACCGAATATTTCAGAATAATAATAGATAAAATAACTGAAACAGAGGGTAGTGTCGAAAAAATTTTATATAAATTATCAAAAATGTTTTCAACTCAGCATTTACCTTTTTTATCAAATATATCAAGTTATAAAAGAAGTTTTGGAGACTTCTTACCAATTCTTAGTTATTGAAATTTTATAATACCATCAATAGGTAGAAAAATATTATCTAGAACAATAAAATCAAACAATTGGTAATTTGAAAGCTATTATAGTGTAAAATCTACAATATGTAACTAATAAAAAGAATTAGTATTATTGAGAAATATACTAAATGGGCTATATTTGTAGATGATGACGATACTTTATCACAAGATTATGTAAAAATATAAATCTTTTTAAAATGTGTTATAAAGATGGTAGAATATTACTATCTTTAACAGATAGTAATATTTATATAATGCTGGTAGTTAAAACTAAACTAAATTTAAAAAACATATTGTAATATAGGTTATTATGTTAATTAAATTATTTGACATGAAACTCCAAATTTATATTACAAAAAATTTACCTAAAACTACTTTTAAAAAAAAGTAAATATTAGATATTATTTAATTCAATAATAGTATCTATTCTACACCATTTTTCTAGTTGATTTTCAAAGTGATTACATTGTACAAACTCAATTCCTTCTACTATACGAATAATTGGATAATGTAATTTCCACCCCTCTTCGATAGTATTATTTGAACGTTTAATTTTTAATTCTTTATTTTTTAAATGGCGTACTCTTCCATATTCAATTGAATTTGTAAATTCATCTACTTTTTGCTTGCATATATCTTTACATTTTTCACATGTAATGTAACCCAATAAATGACCTACATCATATATAAAAGATTTTCCAAGTGGATCAGGGCAAAACATACAATTATTGTTCATTTGTACTAAAACCATTCGCTTAGGTAACATTTTTTAATTTAATTATAAAATTAAATTAAAAATCAATTTTTACTAGATATTATTAAAGTCAAACTCTTTTTTAGCATTTTCAAGTTCATTTTCTTCAACATTTTCTTGTACATCGCTTGGTAAAATACCAAGATTTTGCAACTTCCTAACCTCATCATCTTCATATTTATAAATAATATCAGATGTTTTATCATTAAATTCTCGAATAGAAATAATTACATAATCACCACTATTTACTTTCATACGTTTACTTCTAGCCTTACATCGTCTTTTTACATCATCCAAGCAATTAACTTCAAAAAATCCACAACCTAATGCTTTTTCTAAAATACCATATACTTGTCCATCAACGTCTGCTTCTATTAATTTTCTTTTTTCAGTTGTAACACCAGAAGATTTAGTATTTTTACCTGCTTTCTTTTTTTTAGGCATTTTATATATTAATATAAAACATTAATTTTTTAATCAATTTATTTTTAGTAACTTATTTAATTTTAAAGTGTCTTGTTCTAAAAAAAATAGTTTAACTATTTTTTTTAGAACAAGACACTTGCTAAATCAATTGTCACGTATAATTTTTTAATACTTATTGAGTATTAAAAATGCTCCGTGTGGGGATTGAACCCACGACCTTTGGCTCATAAGACCAATGCTCTACCACTAAGCTAACGGAGCTATTAGGAATACCGAGATTTAATCTCGGTACTATATTCCCATTCTAGGCGCGTTTTGTATTAATTAAAAATGCTGTACACGCCAAAATAATGTTTAAGACAGTCCCTCAATCTTTTAAGATTGAGGGACTAAATCTAATTTTTAAAATATAAGATGTACAAATTCTAAAAACATTTTTTTTGTATCAAATTTAAGGGACTAAATCCAATTTTTAAACATAAGATGCACAAAAATTCTAAGAACATTTTTTTTTTTTGTTATATCAAATTTAAATTGCTGGTAGTTCTTTTTTTATATAATGCAAAATTTAAATCAATATTAGACATATTAGACATATTAGACATATTAGACATATTA